TATTTTACTTCTTTTTCTAATGATGGTATAATATAGACAGTTAGAAAAGGACATAAAAAAGCCGCCTTCGCGAACGTTTACCAGACAGAGCGAAAACGGCACAGAAACAAGAACGCCTTCGGCGATCACGTTCGCATGTATTATAAATAAGCGAAGCGGACTTGTCAAGCGTTTTTCGGTGGCAAGTCGCTTTTTTTAACGAAAAAATTAAAAAAAGCCCGTAAGCCGTGAGCGCAAAACGCGCCACGCCGGGCGGAGGTTGAAAAAATGACAAACGAAAAGCAAGCAAACAAGGCGCAAAAAATAACACTTTTGAACGTGTTCGAGATTATCAAAAACGGCGGCGCAACGCTTAACAAGAACGGCGAAGCGGTTAGATTTTCGAAGGGCTATCAAGTAAGCCGCCGCGACTGTTACAAGATTTTAACAGGCAAGCCGCAAAAAATCGTTGAAGCGGTCAATGAGTTATTAAACAGCATAAGCGCGGCGGAGTGCGTTGGGCTTTGGTGCGATGATGGGTTTTGTTATATCGATATAAGCGAAAATATTAAAAGCAAAAAAAAGGCGTTAAAAATCGGAAGGGCGCGCCGTCAATTATCTATTTATGAATGGAAAACGGGCGCATGCCTTGATTGCGGGAGGGCTTAAAAAATGAAGGTTTATATTGTAAAATGGGTTGACTATTGCGGCGAACAGCGGCAAAAAGAATATAAAACGATAGAAGCGGCGATGAAAAAGGTTTTTGCGGTTTGTTCGTGGTTTAAGAACGGCGCAATATACCGCATAAGCGACGGCGAAAAAATCATCGGAACATCGAACGCGTAAACAGTCGAAAAGGCGAACAGCCGGCAACGGTTGAAGCCTTCGGCGGTGGGATAGCCTCCCCGCCCCGATGATGACAGGCTAACGCGGTAAGGCGCGAGCGATAAAAACGCCGCGCACGCGTAAAGGGTTTTTATTATGTTGTTTTCAAGATACAAGCAACCGAAAAAGGCAAACAGGCGCGGCGGGCGTAAGCCGTCGCCGGCAACGCTTGCAAAACGTCAAGCGGCACTTCGGGCGCAATATGAGCGCGAACAGAACGCCGAAGCGGTAGCGTTTGAAAAATTTACGGCAGCCGAAAGCGGCGACTTCGACGGCTTCGCGTTTGTAAATCTTTTTCACGAACACTTCGACAAGCGCAACGCCATTTACACGACGGAAAGCGACGACGAAGCGAACGCGATAACGCCCTTCGGCACTTTCCACGCGGGCGCGGATGGTGTAACGGCTTACTTTTTTAGCGAACAGCCGAAGAAAGTAGTTTATTTTAATAGAAGCGTTTATTTTATATAATTTTGGAGGGTTATTTTATGGAATACGCAATAAACAAAAATAATGATTTTAACAGTTTAGAGATCACCTTCGCCGGCAAGCCCGACGAACAGACGCGCAACGCATTAAAAGCGAACGGCTACCGGTGGCACGGAGTCCGCCGCCTTTGGTACGGTTACACGGACGAACAGACCATCCGCGCCGCCCTTGACGGCGTAACGACGACAAACACGGACGAACAGACGACGAACGCGAAAACTCCCGCGAAAGCGGCAAAAAATCGCTTGCCGAGCCTTTGGGAGCGTTGCGATATAAGCGGGATAAAACAACACGACAAAAACGCGTTGCCGCCGGTAAAAGACATTGCCGCGCTTTTGCGTAAAGAATTAAAAACGCGCTTCCCGGAAGTAAAATTTTCGATAACTTCGACATACAACACAATAGACGCATATATAAAGGCTTCGCCGTATGGGCGCGAACACGTCTACAAGGACAGACGAACGGGCGAGCCTGACAAGTACGGATATTTTGAAGACAGCGACGAATTAAACGCCGTGCAAGCCTATTGTAAAGCCCTTGCCGATTCTTGGAATTACGACGACTCCGACAGTATGACCGACTACTTCAACGTACATTTTTACGGCGGTTATTTTCAAATCCCCGGCAATTACGAACAGACCGAGCCGACGGACGAACAGCGGGCGGACATTGCGGACTTCAAGAAAAGAAAAGCCGAAAAAGAAGAAAGAGACCATGCGGAATTTTTGGCGCAATGCGAACGCGACAGAATACAACGCGAAAAAGACGAGGCGGCGGCACGTATACAAGCACAGAATGACGCAATCGCCCGCGAACAGATAGAAAAGGCGGCAATCGTTAAGGATATACCCGAAAACGAAAGAAGGATATATTTTGACCTTGCAGAATATCGCAAAATAAATAGCCTTGAAGAAGCCGAAAAAGTGCTTGAAGAATACGTAAAGGACGGCGAACAGTTGCCGAGAGTGGACGCTATACCGTCGCGCCGCGTAGACTTCAACGGCTACACCGATAACGATAAAAAGATTTTTGCGAACTTTTGCCGGATGTTTATGTTTAACTTTACTTTTTTACAAGGAAAAGGCGGACAGACGACAGCAGACGAGCGAGTAAACGAAAACAATTATAAACAACTTACAAGCGAACAGCGCGAAGGCGTAAAATGGTATGCCGACGATTGCGTAGCGGTTTACAATAACGGCGTACTTCAATTTATTATCGACCCCGAAGGGTTTAGTTATGCTCGTTATATCTTGCAATTACCCGAAGGCTTCGACGAACAGGCGGACAGTGAAAACGCCGCCGAGTGGATAGCGAACCAAAAAGCCGAGACAAGCAAGCGCGAGCCGTTCTATATTCCCGCGCCCGTTAGCGAACAGATAGCGCAAGCCTATTTACAGCCGGGCGAACGCGTAACCGTTTTAACGGTCAACGGATGGGTACTTATGGCGCAGGAATACCGCGGAACGCTTGAAAGCATAGAAGCAAAAGCGTGGGCGCAATATTCCGACGCGGGCAAAATAACGATAACGAGAGACGGCAAAAGAAAGCCCGACGAGTTACACTTCCACCGGGGCGAAGCGTTCGCCTTATATCGCGGAATACTTCCGGAAGTGCCGAACAGCCTAAAATATGGCGACGCTTCAAGCGGCTTGCAACTCGTAAATTTTGCGGGCGCAGGCGCAGACGGATATATTAAAAGCGTTATGAAGTATTATAAAACGCTCGGATATACGCCCGTAATAGACTTGATAGCAAAATAATAAACGAACAGCCGCCCTTCCCTGAAAGGCGGGGCGGCGAACAGATAACACGACGAACAGATAAAAAATAAAAAATAGCGGTAAGACTTGACCCGAACAGGCAAGCACGCAGAGGATAAAAAAATTATGTCTACTTGTAACTTTACTAATCAAAACGACTTCCCGCTTTTTGCGACTAAACACTTCGACGGCTATTATTACGAAGACCCGGACACGGGCGAGACTGAATACTTCGACGATAACGGCTACGACTTCGAACAGGCTCAAAAACTCGTAGACGAGTTTAACGACGGACTTAACTATTTTCAATTAAAACTCGAAAGCGGTTATTATGAGGGCGTGCAAACCTTACTTGAAGATAAGACGGACTCCTACGGTTGCGCGTTCCTGACAAAATACTATTCCGCCGCCGATTGGAAGAAAGGACGCGCCGAAGAAAAAGCGTACTACGGCTATTACGATGATTTTGATATGTCGTACTCCGACAGAAAGAAAGCCGAACAGCGCGAACTTCGTAAAATACTTAACTTTTGCCGAACAAAATTAAAAAACTTGTACGACTTCGAAGAGTACGTTTGTACGGCGAGATTTTCTAACGGTGAAGCCTTTTACGGCTTGGCAAGCAACGAAAGAAACCGCATAAAAGCGGCAGCGATTGCATAAGGGGGCAAAATATGAAAAGGAACGAACAGAGAATCAAAGCGAAAGCGGAATTAAACCTTCCGCTTTCGGAACGGGAACGCGCTCGCTACTTGCTTTTTATCGCGAACAGCGAGCAAGCGAAAAAGTTTATAGACAACGAAAAAATCACGGGAGTAAATGTAAAATGAGAATCAATTGCGAGAAAATCAATAAAGAAGTAGGAATCGGCGTAGCAACCGCCGCCGGCGCGATAAAACACGCGCGAGCAAAAATCAATTATCTTTACCACGATAATAAAAACCTTAACGAAAGACAGTGGCAAGCAGTTTTAGAATTGCAGTCTATAATCACGAGCATAGAATTAAACGAACAGCCGGACGAACAGCCGACAAAAGCGGAAGATATTTTGCGGTATTGGAAGAAGTACGATTATATCTTTACCGAGTACACTTCGGCAGCAGGTAAAAAATGCTATCGAACAGTAGGATATCAAGCCTATTACGCCGCATTATGTCGAAAATTTAGGCTTAACTTTGAATTTTTAGGCAATTTCCACTGTATGGCAAAAGGCAACGGCTTCTCCCTTGAAAACGTCGAGAGCAATATAATTTTAACAATAGAAAATAAAGAAGAAGGAGAGAATAAACAATGAACACGACAGACGCAAACAACGCACGCACGGAGGCATTTTTAGAGATTATACGGGAGACAAAATAAAATGGACAATTTACAATTTACAACGTTTATCCCCTTATACGGAAATAAAAATCCTAACATTCGATATTTTGTTTCAATAAACGGGCGAAAAAAAGAATTAAAGCACGATTATGACAATATATACTATTTTTACAAAAAAGGACTAAAAACGCTGGTACAAATAACGGGGGGCTTATATTCTAAAAAATTTACTATATGCAAAATTGCAGGTTAAAGGATGCAAAATATTTAGCAATAGAAAATAAAGAAAACGAAGGAGAAAATAAATAATGAACACGGCAACGATTGAAAAATGTATTGACCTTTTGAACACGGGCAAAATCGACGATTTACGCGACTTATTAAACTACGAAAGAGAGACGAATATATTAGCCTCGAAAGGCATTAAAACGAGCCTTTTGAACGCTGTAAAGAAGATTGTTTGCGATAACGGCTTAAAAGAATGGCGTAAAAATCTTTACGGTATACAGCATACACCGGACGGAAAGCAATTTATATGCGACGGCTACCTTCTCGTTAAATGGAACGAAGAACAGCCCGAACTGAACGCATTACCGCAGACCCCGGCAAACGAAAGCATTGACGCAAACAATATCTTACGTACAACGGCAAGTATGTTAAAATACGAACTTACCGACAGCGATAAAATAATCGCCGAAAATATAGACAAGTACATAAAACTTTACAACGGAAAAAAAGCAAGAAAATTCCCGGTAAAGTATTGTAACAAGTTTTTCGACGCGCTTTATCTTAAAAAGGCTTTTAGCGTTATCGGAACAGACTTCGAGCATATTCTCACCGGCAAGAACGAAAACTCCCCGCTTCAAATCAACGAAAAGGACTATTCGGCAGTATTGTTGCCGATAAATATAAACAGTATCGCAGACGAAAGCAAAACAACAATTGAACAGAACACACAAAAGTTTGTCGAACAGATAAAGGGGGCTACCGTATGATAACATTAGGACAACTTAAAAATGTTTTAGATATGTGTAACGACATACAAATCGTAGACCACGACGGCGACGGGAACACTATCGATATTTCTTGGAAAAATGCAAGCGATTACTTTGAAGAACATAGTAACGACATCGTTACTTTTATATCGATAGGCACAACAAAAACAAATAAGATAATAATCTTCACGGAGGAACAGCAACAATGATAATCAACGCGGTTTTAATCGGCTTATTAGCCGTAATTACGGCAATAGTCGTTGCGATTTTCGCAACAACCTTAAACAAGGCAAAACAGGGCAAAAGAACAGCCCTTTGGATAAAGAAAAACGAACAAGACGGAGGCGAACAGAAATGAAAAAAGACATTTTCAAAACTTTGAAAGACTATTCCGCCGGGTATCACCGAACAGCAACGCCCGAAGAGAATAAAATATACGACGCGGAAGTCGAAAGAGTTAAAACGCGTATACTTGCCGACGTAGAACACTCACCCGAAATAATCGCCGAAGAGTTTTCTAAATTCTGGGCGACAGAATATCGCCGTTTGTTTTCGGGCGTATGTTCTACATTTGCAACGACATTTGCAACGACTCCCGAATATAAAGCCGTTGATAATATTTATATGGCACTGTTTGACAGTAAACCGTTAAAAAGCATTACCGTAACGCAATGTAATGTCGATAAAGGAACAGACTATGCGAGCAATGACTAAAATAAAAAACCTAAAAGAGAAATGCGGCTTGTTCCGTGAGTTTTGCAAAATCAACGGCTTGAAAGACGGCGATTATTACAGCGCGGTTGATTATATCGAATATTGCGACGGCTTAACTTTGGCACAGACAATAGAAATAACGCGCAAATACGAACCTGATTTTAAGCGAAACGATTGTAACTTATAATAACGGATAAAGGAACGAAAATGAAAAAACAACAATTTAACGAGATAAGCACTCAATACCTTATCGCCCTACCCTCTATGAAGAAATCGGATAAGACCGTTACGGCTTATAGTTTGGCTTTCAGGAAGTTTTCAGACTTCTTGAAAGCAGACGAACAGATAACGCCTTTAACCGTCGTAAATTGGCGTTCAAGCCTTTCTATGAGCGGGATAAAGACAAACAGCGTAAGGCAGTATATGATTTTCATACACTCATTTTTCGAGTGGTGTGTGAAAATGAAAATCGAACAGGAAAACCCCGTACACCTTGACGAGATACCCGAACAGCAACGGGTCGAGTATGACCTTTTAACGCTCGACGAAATCAAAAGCCTAATAACGAAAACTCCGACCGGGTTAAGCGGGAAAACGATAATCAGAAACCGCGCTATTATAGTTTTACTTTTGCAAGCGGGCTTGCGTAACAGCGAACTGCGTTCGTTGACCGTCGCCGACCTTGACTTCGAACAGAACAGGATCATGGTACGACACGGCAAAGGCGATAAGCAAAGACTTGTGGCAATGCCGCGAGTTGCAAAGGAAATAATCGAAGAGTATCTTTCGAGCAGTATTCGCCCCGACTGGTGTACCGACAACGATTATCTTTTTGGCACGGATTCGGACGAGAACGGCAAAAGTACCGGCGGTAAATTATGGAAGCAATTCTCGTCGCCTGCCCTGCTTATGCTCGTTCATAGATACACCGAGCATTGCTGCGGACATAGTGTAAAGACTCACGCATTACGCCACGCTTTCACGAGTTTATGCGATTTGAGCGGTATGCCGATGACCGAAATATCGCAAAACCTCGGACACTCTAACCCACTTGTAACGGCACAAGTTTATCGGCACATACTCAATAAAGACACTGCCATTCAGTCTGCCGTCTCGGCAATGGATAAATTTACGAACAGTCTGCAAGGCATGTAATGCTTGACTTTACGGCGAACAGCCGATATAATTAAAACTACGAATCAAATAAAAATCTTATAAGGCTTGACGAACAGCAAGCAAAGGAAAAAACAAAATGAACTACGAACAATTAACACAAGTTGTAAAACTCGCCGACCGCGAGCAAATTAAAAACAGAATGACCTTACTCGGATATAGAGATGTCGAACAAGACGAAAAATTAAACTCGGTATCGTTCGTTACGATCGTTCAATCGTCTATCGAAGACACCGAACAATATCTTTCAAAAGACAAACAACATTGTTTCGACGGACATCGAAGCATAAATAACGACGTTGCGTTCGGTATAGAGTTTATCACTATTCAAACAATGGAATACAATAAAAAGCGAAAAATGTATATAACGAGCAACTTTGATATTTACGCAAAGGAGATTACCGTATGACGACATATTGGAAAATGTACTTGAAAAGGACTATTTACGAGTGTTGTTACATTCTTAGAATACCCGAACCAAAAATAAAATGGCAACCGCAAAATAAATTCCCAACGGAAACATTGTTGTCTGCCGTAACTGGCTACAAAGGCGACTTGACAATTTTATTGTCAAATCAGTTCCTTTATAACGATATGACCGACACAAATCTTGCATTTTTTATTATGATTGTTGCACACGAACTGCGGCACTGTTGGCAGATCGAAAACGATTTAATAAAAGACTATGACATAACATTGGCGAACAGCGACGATAAAAATGCGTACAACAATCAAGAGGTTGAATTGGATGCCTACGGTTTTGCGTTCGCTTATTTAAGAAAAGAATACCGCGTTGAGCCTATTCTTCCCCTTTCGGAAGAAACGATAGAAAACATACGCAAACACAGAGACATTATCTCAAAGGAGTTGTTTTGATATGTTTTTTTATGAGCCGCAACCGACGATAGATTATAAGCCGTGCGAAATCTGCGGAAAGATATGCTTCAATTCCGACCTTGTTTGGACGACTAAATACGCAGGAATATGCAAAGACTGCTACGATAAATTAAAGGAGCAAAAGAACAATGAACGAAATAAAATTTAATGTCGGAGATAAAGTAATATCATTTACGGGATTACAAGGTAAAATCGAAAAAGTTTTTAATGGAAAAGACTATATTCTTGCTTATATCAAATATGAGGACGGCAAAGAAGACTATATCACAGAGTGCGACAAAACACACAACTTCGATTCGTTTTATTTAATCGGAAAGAATGTGTTTGGCAATAAAATCGAAAAAGAAGAATTGCAACAAGAACTTGCAGAAATCGAAGCCCGTAAGAAGTTATTAAGAAAGCAACTTTGGCGACTTGATAACGTTATGGTCGAAGATTGGAAAGAAAGACGGGAACAAAGGAAAGAACGAGAGGAGGAAACCGCCGAACAGCGAACGGAACGAGTGTTAGAACACATAAATACCGCGATCGAAATGTTGCCCGACAATGGAAAAAAAGAAGCCCTCAAATCGGCAATAGAAACCTATCTTACCGATAATAGCAAACTATCTTAAAAAATATAAAAACGCGTTATCGCACTTTCAAAGGTGTAATAACGCGTTTATTTTATTATTTAATCCATTCTAAATCAGCAGGCTCAATCATCGTTTCAGGCGCATTTAACCACGCCACATACCATTCGCCCAACTCTTTTAATTGCTCGTCAGTTAGTTTATCGTACCACAACTTTCCGCGATTGATTATGGGAAAGCACTTCTGCTCACGATTGTATCGTATCTCTTCTCTTTTTCCCTCGTCGCTTTGAATATGCGGTACTAATTTTAATGTGCCGACTTTGTGTCCGTTTTCGTTCACCGAAGTAATTTCGTCCACTACGGGATATAATTCACCGAAAAGACTAAACACGGGAATTTCTTCCGTGAGAATAAAATCGTATTCACTATTATCTATAATGAATCTTTGGTAATCATTATCTTTGCCCACCTTATAATAAGTGAACGTTTCAGGGTCATTTACCTTATAATTAAATACAAACATTTTAATCTCCTTATTAAAAGAACTGCGGATATAGGATTAAGCCGCCAAAGCCGATATTCCCGGTTGTTAAAACGCCCGTCGTTATTTGCGTATCATACCCACCGCCTGTACGTGCAACATATTTGATTTTTATATATGTTCTGGCAGCGTCTGAAAACAAACCGATTGATCCGTCGAAATCCGTACCTATTTTTGCCAATGTCGAAGCGTTCATTGTTGCTGTAATCAACCCACCGTCGTTCTTCAATATGACAAAAGTAACCGAGGTGCAACACCTTAAATCCAAAGAAACCGTATAAGAAGTGTTCGCCTTTAATGAAGTCGTAACCGTAATGTAATCTTCGGCGTTATCTAACACACTTTCGTAAGAAGGTGCGCTTTCGCCTCGCCGTATAACCTCATGGCAAATCAATTTACTTTCTCTATAATTCGAGAAATATACGCTTGTCGGCGCAAATATTAGTTTATTTGCCATTTCATTAAAATACGACCCGTTTACTCTCATCGCTGTTTTCCAAGTGTTATCGCCAAACAATATTTTTCTTGAATTTGCGAGTTCTGTGCCGTCAGGTAAATTTATATTTCCACCTCCACTCGGAACATTATAAATCGTGCTACCAACCTGCAATTTAGTAAGATCGACTGTACCTGCTTCGGCTGGATTGCCTTCAACTTGATTTAATTTGTCATACCTTGCAACCTTGCTTTGCGTAATTCCACTGTTGACCGCAGCAAGTTGAGTTTCACTTAACTCATCTTGCTTTTTTCCTGCCATCTCGTCCACGTATGACTTAATTACTCTGTTTTGTACGGCGTTTGTCGAAGCATCGCTCATTTCGGTATCAACTTCAATCTTTCCACCGCCGTCAGGTGATTTGAAATTCCACTTTTGCCATACAACGGCATTTCGCCACGAATTGTAAGTTGTTGCGACTAAAACATAATCTCCGCGTACAGCGTCAGAAACGGCGGTAGAATACGGTATAGTAATCGTATCGTCAAGTTTATCACCTAAAATATTTACGGTCATTTTGTCGCCGTTTACCGATATAACAAGTGCCTTGTAAACTCTAAAACAAACGTCCGTTATTTTAGCGATTCTCTCGTCTACGACCTGTTCTATCGCGCGTTTAATTGCTAAACTATCCGCCAAATTCGACATATATATTCTCCTTTATTTTACTTATTTCGACGTAACCGTAAAATTCGGTATATCGGCGACACTCGTCGCGTTTATAGTCATTGCCTCTGTTTCCCCTATTGGTAGAGAGAACGAGTTTATTAAATGTCTTTCCGTCGGATTATGCGGTTTATCCGTTCTCTGTACCGAAACAAGTTGATTTTCAACAAGGTGAAACATTTGACTGCTCGTTATGTTGACGGATTTTTGCAAAATAGTTTTACGCTTTAAGTAATATTCGGCAAGCGCGGTACATTGCTTCGTATTAAAATAATTTGCTTTCGTTTCACGGTATGTCTTTAACCCTATCGCGCTTATACTTGTATCACTGTTGGGATCGTCATTGCTTGCTCTTCCCCATATACCGCCGTCGGTATTGCCGCCGCCCACAATTATCACGTCGTTGTATACTTCGTCGTTTTTTATCGTTTCGGATATTTGCGAAAGAGTGCTGTTGCGCTGCGTGAATTGCCACAAAACAGGCTTTTCTATGTCGTTTATATCTGTTTGCGATGGCTCTAATCTCAACGCCCCCGTTTGGTCGTAGCCGATTATACCCGCTAAAACGTCGTTAAATTGAAGCAGTAATTGAGCGAAGTTGCTTCCGCCGTTTTCTGAAATATCAAACGGGATTTCGGTCATAGAAGCCGTTCTTGTTTGAGAGCCGTCGCCATCTAAAACGGCGTAATTCTTTCCGTCGTAATAATTCGTGAATATTGGCGCGACGTTATCTATCATTGCGTTAATATCTTCGGTTAATTTATGGTCGTATATCGAGGTCTTTAATAAGTTCGCGATTGCCATATATACGGCATATTCCGCAGTGCTTTGCTTTGCCGTATAGGTATCGGTCAACTTACCGAATAAAGAGCCGTCAAGATTAGCCCATTTATCGACCAAAGGAAACGTTATCGTTTTTTGATTTTCGCTTAATACCGACTGCGGGTTTTTGATAAGCCCCACCATTTGAGGTAAATAAAAATCCGTTCCGTCGGGCAAAACAAGACCCATAGAAAGCCTTATCTTTTGCCCGAACCAAATGTTGTTGACGTTATATTCAAATGCGTTATCGATGTCGGAAAGCGTAATGCTCGCCTTTCGCCTTGCTCCGTTCTGAAACGAAACGCTTAACGTGCCTTGTTGTACTAACGCCGATGATTGATATTTGGGGTTGTAACCGCGCCGATAACCGTTGGCATTACTCAAAAAGAACGCAACGGAATTATCGGGCTGTAAAAACTCTAATTTCGTGAGTTTTTGAAACGGGTTTAACAACGCGTCTAAATATCTTAAATAACGTTCGCTTTGATTAGCCATAAAACCACCTTAATTTTGCTTTGAATTGTTCCAATTTGCGTCTTCCGACGTTTGAATTAAAGCAACGTTTTTCATTGTGCCGATTTCTTCCCACGGAATAGAAACCGTAACTTCCTGTACGTTCGTTTTCGTGTTGATCGTCTGTGTTATCGGCGCAGAGATAGCGACCTTATAAATGTTACCTTTCGTGTCTTTAAGGAAAAACGTATTCCGCGATAAACTCGCCCCATAGAGCGAATCCATAAAGTCGGAAGTGTCAGCATAACTTACGTTTGAAACGTTTGATAACAAGGCTTGTAACGTACCGCTACGCCCTTTTCTCGACGACGCTTGACGTAGCCTGTACCCCGTAAAGTTTGTGAGCCAATTCGGCGTGTTATTGTTGCTTACACTTCCTGCCGAAATGTTATTTCCGAATTTCCAATATCTTAAAACGTGGAAAATGTTCGGCTCGTCCGCCGTTTGACTACCCTCGATTAAATAGTAAGCCGTATCATACGGGGAAATCTCATTACTGTCTTCGTAAGTTAGATAAGAGCCGTCATACGCATTGTAAACTTTATAGAAAAATTTCTTACTCGGAACTATTCCGAAATCCTTAAACGAAGTAATCGTCGAATCGAAAACGCCCATTTTGAGATACTGTTTTTCATTTGCTTCTTTCCTATAAAAAACTTTACTCGATTTTAAGCCGTCAGTATCGCCCGCATTGTACTTGCGATTTGCAAAGTTTGTCAAAAATAATATTCCGCTTTTCTTTTGCGACGGATTACCGTCTTGAAACATATTATCTGTAACAGTAAGGGGAACGGTACTCACAGCAACACCTGCAACTAATGCGTCGATATCTTCGCAAGATATGTAGATACTGTCAATGCTTGATAAATAAAAACCCGTTAAAGAAGTGGAAGTTACTTTACCGTTGTCATAAATGGTAATTTTGTCAACAAGATTCAATTCGATGGTAAGAAATTCCGAAATTAAACTTATTTCTATTGGTTGCACCGAAATCGAAGACGATTGAATTGTAATCTTTTTATTTGTTTTGCTAAATATCAGCGTTACACGTTCTTGGTAGTTACCCCTATAAAGGGTAAATCCCAAACCGTCTGAAATCTTACACCTAAGATAAATATAACTCCCCCCCGGAAACCCTAACAAATCATAGGATAAGCCGTTTATATATTTCTTACTCCACTCTATACCGGCGGGCAATACTGTCGATGAGTCTTTCGTAAATCCCAACCAATAATCGCCTGATTGCTCTGTAAATTCAGTTTCTATATTTACCGTCGGTGGAATTGAAGTTGTGATAGCGTCTTTATTCCAAGTGATTAAAGAGTAAGGCGAACGACAATATGCAATAGGCGACTGTGTTCCCGCAGGCAAATCTTGACTTATAGTAAATGATTGTTCGGCTGAAACAAGTTGCCCGCTCGACGATTCCACAGTGCAAACAATCCGGTAATCACCCGCAAGCAAGCCTTCGTAAAAATACTCTAATACCATAGTCGCAATCGGGAAAGTATCGTCAATTATATCCCCGTCGGCATTGTAAAGAACCCACTGCGCCCACGATATCGTATCGTTTTCCGCTTGCGAGAAAGTTCCTATAAATTTTACAGAGTTTTCGTTGATTCCGTTTGTTACACGAGTTATGGTAAGCGTCGGAGTTTCTCTCGTTATAATGGCAGACGGGGCAACTTGCGTTATTTTTTTTAAGGTAGTTCCTTCTTGCCAAACTTGCGTAATGTATAAAGCATACGACTTTCCTTGTTGAAATTCCATTCCTGAACTTGCCCAAGAATTGTTGTTCCCGCTCGTGTCGGTGGCGACAAATACCGTCGGATTACCTTTTGCGTCCGTCGGAAATACAGGGGGATCGACTTTTTTTAATTTTATGCCGAAATCGTTAGTTAGGTCGCCCGTCGGCGGAAAATGACCCACGCTCGTATATGTTCCATCGGCATTTTTAATATATGAATCAATGCAATATCCGACTAACTGCGAATTGCCGTTCAATTGCCACGACATTTGAAATTTATCGTAAGCGTCTATCGTTCCGCCGCCTACGCCCGCAAACGACGAAGGCGTTATGTTCGAAGGTTGAAATAAAGCCATATTAAATATCTCCTTTAATTTACTAAACCCATATTTTCAAATAATTGAACGATTGTTTTTGTTTGAGCGTCTTCCGCGCTTATCGGTACTCCGTTTACGACGTAAGCATTGCTGTTAGAATTATTTACCGTACTTCCGCCGTTTGTAATAATGTCGCTGCGCGATAATATCGGGCTACGGTTCGTCGCGCCGAATAAAAGCCCAAGACTGTCGGCAAAAGCCTTAAATTGTGCGTTAGAGGTCGGATTGAGTATCTTCTCGGCTAATTCAGGGGGCAACACTATTTCGTCGCGCGAAGTCGCTTTTATGCCGCCTAAACCGTGCAAAACCCCGCCACTATCGTAGGTGGTCGTTTCTTCGCTGCCTGTTGAGCGGATATGTACACGACCACTCTTTTCAATCGCGTCGATAATTTTATCTACAAATTCAGGCGTTTCACCTTCGCCGAAAGTTCCCTCATAGGCTTTCGCCCATTTATCGAGAGTTTCTAACAATTCCTTGTTAGTCGTACTGCCTTTATCTAACAAATTCAAAACGTCATCCCACGCCGCGTCCTGAACGTTTTCTTTCGCCTTATCGAGATTCTTTTGTGCCTTTTCGACCGCTTCTTCGTTGCGTTGCCATTCCCAATTCCCCGTTTCGGCATTAAACACTCTTACGTTTCTTTGATTTTGCGCTTCTGTCAATGCTTTTTCGGCTTCTAAAACGGCTAATCGCTTTTCTTCGTAATCGGCGGTTTCTTTTTGTGTGTCGCGGATTTCTTTTAAGGCGTTAGCAATGTCTTTATACTTGCTTGCGACTTTGGATAAATCGTCCGACCAAACTTTGACTTCTTCCGTTGCCTTTAAGTAACTGTCGAGAATTTTCTGAAATTCTTCGTCGGACATTTCGCCTTTCGCTATTTTACGGATTTGTTCAAGCGATAATCTTTTCAGAAAGTCATCGGAATTTTCGTCGCCATACAATAATTTGTTTGATTTATCGTAAGTACTTCCTTCGCCAAATTGTTTCATAGCCAAATTGATTTGACCTAATATAAACTCTCTGTCTTTATCGCTTAACGACGAATCGTTTATAACTTCTTCTTTAATTTGGGTAAATAAATCTTTCCATTGGTCGTAGGTATAATTGCCATAACCGACCAACCGCGTTTTAAGTTGATCCGACCCAAACAGTGCGCCGAAAGATGATTTGATTCGATCCCAAGTGCCTTGTTCTTTGCCGACATCAATTTCAGTTCCGTAGCCGTGCTTTTTGAACCATTGATATAATACCGCTTTATCTTGATTCCATGCACTGCTTTTTTCTCCACCAAAATACCATTCCATTCCTGTTTTTGTCAGGTATTTTTCGGCGTCTGAAAATGATTTAGAATTGTCTTCGTAATACTTTCTAATTTGTTTTTCAATGTCGTCTTTTTCGGAAGTTTTAATTAACTCTTTTTGGTCTTCAAGACTACCGTTTATAAGGTCGAGAGAGTCTTTATACTTGTTATTGCTTTCAATAAGTTTATTTTGAATAGTCAATAACGTATTTTGAGCCGCCTCGATTTGACTTGTAGAAGAAGCATTATCTGCTAAAACGGCGCGCGCCTTTTCAAATTGAGAGATATAATCGGCATATTTGTTTGTTACCGTTTCTATGTTGGTCTTTAACTTATCAAGATTATCTAACCCTTCTTCAAGACTTCCCGAAATATCTTTATTTCCTGCATTATTGACGGAATCAATAATACCGATTACAACCGATATTGCCGTGGCTATCAAGCCTATTGCTCCCAAAGCGTTATTGAACGTTATAGCGGCGGCAGTTCCCTGCTTAAATGCAAGGATAATCGATTTTATTGACGAGAGTAACGTTGCAAAGCCTGCGGCAATCTGCTTTCCGTAAATTAGGGCTAAAACAGTACCCAATGCAAGGACGGTAGTTCTTAACCCGCCCGTGTATTCAATTATTTTCAATAACCAAGAAGCAATAGATATTAAATCTTTTTTGAACGATAAAAACCCTTGTTCGTCGTTTGCTAAATGTTGCCATTGCGCTTTCAAGGAATTAAGTTTTGCCGAGTAAGTATCTAAATACTCCTTGTTTTCTTTTTGAGAATATCCCGCCGCGTCGGCTAACGTTTCCTGCGCTTTTTTAACGCTATCCATATTGTTTAAGAGCGCAATAAAATAGTTTTTACGGAACGTACTTGCCGTGTCGTAAATCTCGGTTACTTTGGCATAATTTTCGCCGAGGGCGTCTTGTAATTCGTCGTTAAGGTTGCGCCAATCGTCGTCGGTAAACAGCGTTCCGAGAATACTTTCGTTTTGCCCGTTAGTGTTTTTGATTTCTTCCGACAAACCTTGCCAGATATCAAGCACCGTACCTTTGCCGTGGCGGAAATCGTTGACGATATTCGCCATATTTTCGCTTAATTTTGCGAAAGTATCGAGCGCGGAACTCTTCGTAGAAAATTGAATAAGAGAGTTGACGGCAGTACCGAGATTTTCGCCGCTTCTGCCCGTCGCTTCCGACAAGGCGGTAATTATACTTACGGTCTGGTCAAGATTAAGATTTGCGTTTTTCGCCGAAGAACCCGTTCTTTGCAACGCCGTTAAAAGTTTATCGGTCGTAACCGCAGCATTATCCGCCGTGATATTGAGTTTATCGACGATAAGCATTAAATCGTCGGCAGACAATCCGAACTGTTGCATTATGGCGATCAAGCCGTCGGAAGCCTGCGTTGCGTCGAGTTCGGCTACGTTAAGAGCGACAACCGCCGCTTCCGTCGCTTTTAAGGTTTCGACAGTATTCATACCCGAACGCGCGAAATTAAGGGCTATCTGACTTACGTTTTCAAATGTCTGCCCGTATTCCTGCGCCATTTTATACAATTTATCCGAAAGGTCTTTATCACCTATCGAGCCGCTCGGCAAAACGCGTTGCAACTCGATAATCCTGTCTTCCGTTTCAACCAAAGTTGTATTGATAGAAGCAAACGCGCTTCTAATAAGATTCAGCGGTTTCATTACCAAAGTGGCAACAATTTGCCAGCGTAAGAACCCCTGCATCATCGAAAGCATACTCTGTTGATTATCTTTATTCGCTTGGGTGTTTTCTTTTATTGCTTTCGTGTTTTTTTGCTCGGTTTTAGTATAGTCTTCTACCGCTTTGGTCGCTTTTATTTTAGAGATAAATTCTTTATTTCCCGCATCTGCCTGCTTTGCCATTGCCGTTGCGGTTTTTGCCTTTTCTTGCGCTAATTTCTGTTCCGCAATGGCATTTTTGTTGTTGACCTGTAAAGTCTTTTGAGCGACTTTCGCAAGCGAATTATAATACTTCGTTAAAGAGTTTATCTGCGCCGTAAGGTCTTTGTTTACCTTTACGCCGCTTAAAGAATCGGCAACCGACTTTATAGATGTTTCGAGTTGCTTTAACTGTTGCGTAGCAAGTGTATTTTTTAATTCTACGTCAAGTATTATCTTTGCCATAAGTCGCTCCTGTTTATATAACTACCGAGAATTTCTCGGTTATTGCCTATTTTAATTATCTTTGCTGTCTAAATAAGAATCTTTGAAATCTAAACGCTCGCCGTTTTCTTTTTCGACTTTGTAAGGTTTCATAGCGCGGATAAAACTATCCAACGCTTCGGTTTCTTGTTCTTTGACAAAATTATTCCAAAACGGACGAGGCGGAGGATTTCCCCATAATTTGCCCGTTTGTATACTTTCGATTAAATCGTCGCCGTTACGCACGACGGAAAAGAATTGAGTCGCGTGATAACCTGTCGGCGAATAATCAAACGTCAGTCTTCCGTTATCAACGCTTATAGATATATTTTTTTTATCCCCCAACGGTCTACCCAGACTCGGATTATCCGTTCTTCTTTTATACACAAGCGGCGTATAGCCGTTATACCAAGTGCCGAATAGGTAATTGTAAAACGAATAAAGCATATCTCCGCTAACCCAACGTAAAGCACTATGAACCGCTTTATTTATATCGTCGGTCTGTTTTTTCATATCGGTTTCTATACCGACCGTTTCGACTTTTACGTTAAGAAAATCGTTCATTTTACACCTATAAAAACAAAACGCCGTATCTACGCCCGTATTTCAGGGCGTAGACAGCGTTTTTAGTTAAAAATTTACGCCGTAACCGTAACGGTACAAGTCGCTTTGACAGCGGGCGTAACGTCGGGAACGGTTATCGTAACCGTCGTATTACCTGCCGCAACGCCTTCGACAACGCCGTTATTATCGACTTTTGCCGTTCCTGCCGTCGCAGAAGCATAGGTCAAAGACGAATAAACGGGCTGTGCAACCGTTCCGTCTTTAAGCAAATACTTGACGGGGATTTGGACTTTTGCGCCGACTTTTGCGGTTACACCGCCACCGACGACGAATAAGCCTTCTACTTGGTCGGTTACTTTGCCGCACGGAACGTATACGTAGTAAGCATACGGAGCGGACGAGTTCGCGCAGTCGCGGAAATCCGTCGCGTCGGGTATGTTGTCTACGTTTGCCAACGCCTGCCAGTCGTAAGCGGTCGTCGCGTTTGCCGTCTGCGAAGCGGAAATACCTGCGTCGCCCGTGAATTGAGCGTACTTTACAACGAGATACAAGTAACCCGCAAGCGAGCCGTTAGTAACCGCTTCGCCCTGTTTCGCGTAAACGTTGTATTTGTAGGTAAGACCCGCAACCTGCGGCGTGAAGTTCGACGGAAGGTCGAGAACCTTTGCCGAAGCAACCGACGTAAAGTAAAATATGTCGTAAAACGCGCCCGTATAGTTACCCTGCACTACACCCGTAGTGAGGTCTATGCCGACGTTTTCACCCGTATAATCGGTCGCTCCCGCAGGTCTTACGTAACACAAGCCGTAAGTGTCGTCGGAATCTTGGGTATACGCTCTTGCCGGCGGATAATCCGCAAGGTGGGGAATGGTAAGTTTGCCGCTGACGGGCGCAACACCCGATTCTACGACTTCGACAACACCGTTATTCTTAACCGTACCGCCGCTTATCATTGCCCTTTGTCTTAACGAAAACGCTTGCGAAGTAAGAGTACCCGAAAGACGCGTCGTATCGGGAATAGTTATAAGCAACGGGTTGCCGACCGCACCGGTTATCTCGCCGAGATTGACGGACGACGTAACCGAACCTTCGCTCGCAACGGTGTCATAACCGATAATATTGCCTTTCGCGTCGGTGATTTTTACTTCCGCAATACCTTTTACGAAAAGGTTGGGATCACCAAAATGAAATGCGTTCATATAAAATCTCCTGTTAATTTATTTTTGTTTTACGCCGCCTAACTGCTTACCTAAATCGCTTGCCGACATAGTACCCATCGTTTCGTCGATACTGTCGTAAGCCCACGACGGAAACGGATTGCCTTTCTTAAAAGTAACCATTCCCGATAATTCGGCTTGTCCGTAAAGAGTGTATTTCTTATCACGGTCTATCGCCTTAAATCGGTTCTCAAACTCACGAATAGTCCAGTCGTCGATTTCTCTTTCGCTCACCTTTGAAAAGTAGGCTACGGACGAAATAAGACTGCCTAAATCGGTTTTGAGTTTGACCTGATTACCCGATTGCATTTCTTGTAATTGCTTTTGGGCTAAAACAAGTTCTTCGTTTTCGCTGTCGTCGGGCAATTCAAGCCCGTTTTGGTCTGCAATAAGCGGTCGTATATATGCGGAAAAATCTTGGGGCGTAATTTCCGCGACATTATCGCCTTGCGTCATTTTGAATCGGACTATTTCAAGGTCTTTGCCGACCTGCCTGATAACGATATTTTTGCCTTTCATGTACTCTTTAATGTCGAAATTATCTATCCGCAAAGATAAAGACATTAATAGCAACAATCGGCTGAATAACCCGCTACCCGCTCCGTTCTTAACCGTTTCGTCAATTTCAAGCGAGAAAACGGCATTGAGATAATCTTTCATTTGGTACTTAACAGGGAGTGTACCTAATCGGATTATCAATGCGTCTTTACACGCTAAAAATTGCTCATAGAATGACATTTTGACGGGATAGAATGTCAAATTAAGCATTTCAATGGGTCTTCCTTGCCTAATTCTCTGTTGCCTTTCCCATTGTGATAATTGGCTCATTTCTTATCTCCTGCCTTTTATCGGTATATATCAATCGGACTTTTGCTCCGAGTGGTATCTGTAACAACTTTGCGCTTCTTCCGTGTTTTCGACGCGTTTAGTGCAATTACAATGCCTTTGATAAGCGCACATTGCGTTTACGCTGTCTTTAACGTTGGAATAACTTTCGCCGTCTTTCATTAAAAGTTTGCAAAGTAAAAATTCTAACTGCGGTTTTCTTACCGCGTTCGGACATTCGTATCTATTTGCCATAGTCTTAATACCCGTTTAACGCGATTTCGGTAGTAGCCGAATACTCGCCGTAACTGACCGTAACGACAAGCGGCTCTACGCTTGCTTTAAGACACTGAATTTGCGCCGACATCTGTTTCGGGGCTACCGTCGCCACATAGCAGTTACCTTTCGCCCCGCCGAAAGACCACGACAAGGGTTTATTCGTCTTTGCGCCCTCTTCATAATATCTCGCTTTTACGACGGCTTCGTCGTACTGCGTAATCTCTGTCGGCAGAACGCCTAAAAACGCCACGTAAGGCTCGTTTACGTCGCCAGCCACCGCAATTTCAAGCGTTGCCGTAATTGCCGTATTTTCGGCAAGCGTTGCCGTGATAATCGCATTTCCGTTCTTGTTTGCCGTAATCTCGCCGTTTACGTTTACCGAAACCACGCCGTTATCACTCGAAGAATATATCCAAGTAAGCGGTTTATCCTCGGTCGGCAAAATTTCAACGTCGTTAAGCGAGAAATGCGCCGTAAGTTGAGCGGTTTGTCCGACTTTGATTTTATCCGCGCCGTCAAGCGTTGCCGAATAAATCGAGTTTTTACCGTTCGCAATAAAAGTCTTTTCCAAGTCGTCGTATTCGTTAATATTTTCTTCTTTGCGAATGGTAAAATTAAGTAAATGGCAACTGTCGCGATCGCCCGAAAATTCCTGAATAAAGTCCGTAACCCCGGTAACGTAAAACGACTGACTACCGAGAATTAAGCGGTAGTTTTGCTTGATTTGTTTCGTGTTATCGTTAAGTTGGCAAGTTACATTGAAATATCCGTCGGGTAATACGAGATTGTTCGGCGTTTCGTTCGAGTTGTTCATCATCGCATAACGCTCGACAACGATAGGCTCGGTAACGACGTTGCCGTAGTAATCGAATGAATTGTAAGACGAGTTACAACGCGCTACGACCGCCGTGGGCTTTACGCTCGACACGTTCGACGGATTTATGGAAAGCCACACGCTTCCCGCCGTCTTTATCTTTGCGCCGATAGGAAAGTAATCGATATGCCTTTCGGGGAATAACACTAACTTGAAATCGTCGGTTTTACTGCCCGTAAACGACTTGCTGTCGTTAGACGATAAATCTGACAGGCGTATGTTTGTGTTTACCCATTTATAGAAATCGTCGGCTGACAATCCCTGCACGTCAGCGTTGAAATAGTCGCTTGCGAGATACGCGCGGTTTGAATCGAACTTTCTTGCCCGCTCTGCCATATATTGCGTTTTACGGTCGGCGTATTGTTTCGGTGTGTTTTTCAACACCGTTGAAATTTTATCGCTTGCCGCAATCGCGTTTTTTATGTATTTTTGGCTTTGATTAGACATTTTCGCTCGCCCTTACTTATCCCATATTTCTATTCTGCGCCGTAAGATTTTGGCGTATCTTTTCATATGAAAAGCCTGCCGTCTTAACAATCTGCGCATAGCGGGTTTTAATTCGCGGAAACCTACCGTCTTAATGAAACACGTGAGATTTCCGAGTTTTTCTTCAAGTGCCTTTAATTCCGTTTCCGCTCTGCTTTTCGCCGTGCTTTCGCTCATTTGTCGTACCTCTGAATTTTAGTTTTTTGCCGTCTACAACAAACTCGACGGCGTTGTTCTTTTTATGTTTTTTATAAGCAACGCAGCAAGCCTTATTCTCTTGCGGGCAAGACTTGCAAAATTCGTACATTCCGAAATTTTCACACATAGTCGATCCTCTATTAGGCGAGTTTAACGCCTCCCATATCGGGCTTATTATTCGTGTTACCGGGCGACGGCGTTTTGGTCGTTGCGAGTTCGAGACCGATTATCAGTTCTCTGCCGACGTTGATATCGCCGTCGTAGATAGGACGGCTTCCGCAGTCGGGATGACAACGCCTGTCAAACATAAACGTGCCTATCCCGGTCATATTTACGCCGTTCAACGCTTCGATTATGGCTTGCTCAATACCCATCGTTCTGCTGTACTCTTGTTCTTTCGAGTTCGCTTCGTTCGTATAATGCGACCAAATATAAAAGTGAATTGCCGTAGCCGTTTTGAAACTGTCGTTCGGCATTTCTCTTCCCTCAAATACGTAAACGCGCGTTTGAGCGTCCGTTTGACTTTGTTTTACCCATATTTGCGGGAATATCCTGTAACCTTTGTCGGTCGGCGGGTTTTCCGCTCTTTCAGGATTGAAGACGACGCTCATTTTCTCTTTTATCGTCGGCAATGCTTTCGACAAAGGTCTTGCGCCGTCGTGATAAAGATACTTCCAAAATCTGCAACGAGAATAAGAGTTGTCGTCTACGGGCTGATAATCGCCTTGCGGAGCGTCAATAAGGTAATCGCATATTTTACGCGTAAGGTCGGTTATTTGCGACATATCGTTGTAACTTTCCTGCGTGTTTATGTATGGAAACCATTGACTGTATTTAGGCATTTTCTTTCTCCGTTGCGCCGCTGTCTTCGGGTTTATCCGATTTTACGTTGAGTTTCGTTACTTCTTCTTGCAGTTTTTTTGCAAGTTCCGTAACTCTTTCGGGCGTGGAATATACCGACAACGCCGAAAGCAACCGATATATCGGGTTATTGTAGTGAGATTTGAGATTTTCGATTTCTATGTACACCATTCTTTGGAGTTCTTTGAAATCGGTGAGAATATCAAAGGCTTTTTCCTTGAATAATGGATTGACCTTATATCTCTCAATTTGATTTATCATTGCGCCTCCCGCATAGAAATCATACTGCTCGTAAGAATCTTTCTTTTCGTCCATTTCAATGTCGAAATAAAAGCCGAGCAATGTGTTTTGCAAGAGTATTGCTTTAAGCGGCGCATTTTCGCCTTGAACCGCAGGCAACGCAAGGATCTCGTTTATATCGTAGTCTTCCTTTTCGGCGACTACGGAAATAAGACAATGCTTCGCTATCTGATAGGAAATGACTTGTTTATCTGCAAGCGGCATATAGGTTTTTGCCTTTTGCATAAGTTCGTCGGTTATTCTGAAATATTCGTTCATACTCTTTCACCTTAAAACTGCAACCGTTTGACGGCGGGTATCGTTGCTTTGTAGTAGAGATTTTGCTCGTATTGCCTCATTTCTTCGGCAAGTTTACGGCGCAGTTGATTGAGCCGAGCCGTGTCCGCGTCCATTTTACGGGCGCGGTTTTGTTCGTAAAAACTCTTATCTTCCACTTTTGCAACGTTGGAAAGCCAATCGGTATTGAAACGGTCTTGCCATACGACCTGAAAACACATTCCGAGAATACTCTTCATTTCGATAGGCAAATCGTTCTCAAAATACCCGTCCGTATAGAAGTCAAAATCGAATACAACACCTTTTTCTATCGGATTATCCGCCGTGGCGTTTATCGTTACATTACCCGTCGTTTTATCGTATTCGCACTCGGCAGCGGGTAAAGAAACAACGTTGCCCGACGCGTCGCGCGTAAGAACGTGCGCCGAAAACAACTCGTAGCCGACGTATTCGTCGCCAAGACTTACCACTTTCGACGAAGTGATAGTTTCCGTAAGCGTGTATTGCGTATTGTCATACTTTGCTTCGACGTATTTAGGGTCATTTTTATCGCCTACCAAATAAGGCAGAACCTCGGCGGGTTTATTGAAAAGCGGTATTGCAACATTCAGATACGCCGACATTTTTCTCGCATAAAGCGGCGGATTGTCTACCGCTAATTCTTCAAGCCGTATATCGTCAACGTATTGAGCGCAATATTTCGTTAAGACTTCTAAAATCGGTGTCATTTTATTTTCCTTTTATTTTAGTCTGCGTTATCTGCCAAAACTCTCGCCATATCTTTGAGAATCGCTTTGAACATTCCGTCCTTATCCGTTTCTTTTGATATGTTGTTGAGGCGTTGAATAAGCGGTTGATTTACCCTGTTGTCGTGCGCCATATACGCATCAATATAAAGCGTTGCGATTATTGCCTTATGTTCGGGGCAAGCCAATTTGAAGATCTTACAAATAGTGTCTTCGGGCAAAGATAAAAGTTTGTAATAAATATCGGGCGAAAGAAGTTCGCCGTCTTCGTATTTAAGCCCGTAACGTTCTCTTTCGTCGTCCGTAAGCCCGGACAAGACTATAAGTCTTCTGTCTTTCAAACGGTCGAGAACGCCCGGCGTAAGATTTTGCAAAAATTCCTTTTTGGGAATATCTCTCGTGCCGCCTCTACCCTGAATGTCGCCCAACCTGTCATTAAGGTGTACGGTCGAACCTTCGGCTACAACGCCCATATACAAAAGCGTAACATATTCGTCCGCTTTATCCTTGACGTATACCGTCTGCGGCTGTACGTTTTGCATTGCCGCTTTAACCGCCTCGGCAACGGCTTTATTCACAATTTCGTGAAGTTCCGCTTCCGTGTAGGTTTTGCGAGATTCGCCCGCAGGTTTCGTGTTGTTTGTTTTTTTAATTTCCTCTGCCATTTTTCTTCTCCTTCGGAAAATTTTATTTCGGGGATTGCGGGAGTTGCACGCCGCATAATCGCTCTTATCCCCGTATAACGACGGCAACAGCAATATTGCCGTCGTATTGCGTATATATCGGTTTAAGCCGACAATTCCGTTAAATCGTAATCTTGATTATTCTGGAACTGAACGCGGGTTTGATATCGAATACCAACGTTTCAGAAATGTCGATAGTCATATCGGCGGTTTCTTCGGGGGTAAACGTAATGGTTATGGGCGAACCTTCGGCGATTGCGCCTACCATAGGCGCGTAGCCGATTTTAGCCATAATGTAGATATTCTTCTTTGTCTCGTCATCAAGACCGAGGAATTTCGGGTTGTAGTTCTGCGTGCCGGGAACTACCGCAAGACCCGCTTCGATAAGGTCTACGCCCGCGACGTTGGCAAGGAAGCCGTTCTTTACGAACTCCGTACCGATTTCGCCCTGAATACCCGCTACCGCGCCGTCCGTGCCAACCGTAGGAAGTATCTTGGAAAGTCCGGCAAGAGAGCCGAGAGCCATAAGTTGAGTACGCGAAACGCCGTTGAGTGCTTGCGACTGCATTAACGCCTGATTCCAGTTATCGAGCGAGAAGCCGTCGATTACGCTACCCGAAGGCATATATTTCGTGTTCGCTATCGCCTTGTTAAATTCGCCGAGCGTCATAGCGTACATTTTGCTTGCCGCGCCGCGTGCAAACGCAGCGTAGTAACGACCCGCTTCGCCGTCGATAACATCCTGATACCACTTGATTTTGGTCTTTGCGGTATACGGCTTAGGCGTAACGGCGATTTGGCTCTTGTAAAGATATTGATACGGTTTACTCGAAACAGAACCCCAAGAATCGTCGTCGAATACGAAGAACTCGTTTGACAAAACGTCTACGAGTTTAGTTTCGCCGATTCTGCCTCTTTCCCAAGTAACGAGTTTATCCATTACTCCGTCCATAACGGCGGGAAGCAACGGCGTGATAACCTCTTGCGAAATAGACTGCAACGCGTTAAGGAAAATCGGATTTTTGTAAAGTCCGAGATCGTTTTCGACTTCTTTCATGGTCGAATACGGGGCTTTACCGATTACCGTGTTTGCCTGCGCCGCGCAGAAAAGAACGGTGTTTACCCAAGTGTTACGCGAAAAAGACGCGTAATCTTCTACTTTGGAAGTGTAGGAATTGCTCCTGCTTTTGTTTGCAATTCTGCCGAAATATTCGACGGTTGCAAGTCTGCCCGCGCTGATAAGTTCGTCGCGGCTGATTTCTCTCGACTTCCCTTCGGCAGAGCATACTTTGATTTTTTGATTGTTGTTGGATTTGTAAGAGAATATATCTCTCGACAAAGCGTTTAAGGATTTTGCGTTCATTCTTTTGTCCTCCTATTAACCTGCGGCTTTTACGCTGCGGAGACATCTGACGGTAATCTTCTGACCGCCGTCATACGCGCCTTCGATAAAGCGTTTGCCGAAATCTTCGATTGCAAAGTAAACACTGCCGTCGGTGGGCGCAGCCGCTACCGCAACAAGCAAGCCGTTAGCAATCGTAGCGAATTTGAGCGAAGCGGACGGGGCGGTAGAGAAGTTGCCCGCGCCGAAATTGTACTGCTCGCCGACCATAAGTTCGGTGAAGTCGCCTCTTTCGTCTGCCGGAAGAGCAAGACCGAGCGTTTTGCCGGGAAGGTTGATTACCATTCCGTCGCTGTCTACGGCTTTGTTCACGTCGTAAGTGTTGCAAGCATAAATGCCCGTTCTGTCGCCGGGAAGACCCGCAACCGCGCCACTCGCCGCCGCGATCATATAATAACTGTTTGCGTTTTTAAGACCCGCACTTTCATATCCCAAAAGCGGAAGTCTGTCTTTGGTTACGCAAAGGAAACCTGCGGCGCAGTCGTCGGGCGTAAAATCGCTACCGCTGAACGAGCCGAATTTACCCGTTACGTTTTGATTGTCGTTTCTCTTCGAGTTGGAAACATATACTTCAAAACGAGTATTTTGAATTTTGCTCATAATTGAGTTCTCCTTTATTTTTATTGATTAGTCATTTTGTCGATAAGGTTTTGAACGTCGTCGCCGCCGTTGTTCTTATCGGAGTTCGTTTTGGGAATTTCCCAAGCGAAAGCCTTCTGCATTTTCGCTTTGTTTTGTTCTCGAATTATGCTCATACAACGCGCGTCAACGTCGCAACGCGCCTTTTCGTCGCCGACAAACTTGCCGTCTTCTTCCATTTCGGAATACTTTGCGACTTTTTCGTCGGTCAAAAGGTCGTCGCACTCGTTATCCGCGATATCGGCGAGAGAATTTTCTCTGTTCTTCGCGAGTTGTTCGCGGACGGCGTTTTTAACCGCCTCTTTTCTACGCGCCATTTCGGCATCCTGCATAGTTTTAAGCGATTTTTCGACTGCTTCTTTGCCTTCTTTGACCGAATTGAGTTCGGCTTTAAGTTCGGCGTTTTCGGCGGTCAAATCTTCGATTACCGCGTCGAGGGCAACTTTTACTTCGTTTTCACCTTCGCCAAAAACAACAGTCGCGTTGACGGCGGTTTTAACGCCCTCGACTATTTCGCCGTTGTCTTGAACTGCGGTAGAAACAAAAGCATCGTTTTTGTCGAGCGATAAAAGAGCGACTTTCTCGCCGTCTACGCCGACAACTCTGAACCCGTTGAACTTACCGTTTTTTAAGTCTTTGAGTTTCATAACTGTTACTTTGTTCTCCTTTTTTGTTTTTGATTGCGGATTTTTTTGTTTTTGCTCTTGCATTGACGCGACTCGTAACGTCTCTTCTCTAATCTTGTCAACACCCAAAGCGGATAAGGCTCTGATATTCGCTCCCGTTACTGCGGGGGCTACGTCGTCGCCCAATATAGTCGTGCCGAGTATCTGATATTTGGTAAACACCTCGGTAGAACCCTCTTTGTGCATTTCGTCAACGAGGGTTTCAATGCTGATAGACATTCCGTCAAGACCCTGTTTCTTGATTTTTTCCACCAACTCCTGCGCGTACCATTGCCAGATATACCCAATGCCTACTATCCATTTTTTACCGTCTTTTTCTTCGATTCTTATATCGCTGTCGTTATCGAAGAAACCGACTATTCTTTCGGCGGTAGAACTCATAAACGAAGCGATAACGCTTCCGTCGGGGTTGCTTACCTCTCTGAAATTGTGTCCGTCGCCGATTTTGTCGCCCACATAAGCGACGAGTATAGGCGTTTTCGCAAAAAGATTTTTATGCTCTTCCAAACGCTCGTAACGCCAATCGTTGTTGTTCGTTATATCGTTGAGAAGCCATAATTCCGCTTTCTGCCGCCAACCGTCTTTTTCGGCAAGAATTTTAAGTTTACCGATAAAAGAATTGTAAGTTTTCCCGTTTTCGGTTATCGTTTTGAATTTGCTCATCGTCGTTTACCTGCTTGCCTTTTTTGAATATATAAAAGGGGCTACGAGCAACCGTCAAGAAAAATATCCCGATAGTTCTCTCATAGCCCCGTTTGGCTGTCGTTTACACCCCGTTTGGCGAAACCGCTATATATTCAGTTGTGTTAATTTTACTTTAAGTCGATCCCGTCGATAAACTCTTGCAGCGTATCGGGCGTTTCTTCGACCGTTTCAGCCTTTTTATCGGCTTTTTTCGTTTTTTTGCTTTTTCCGTTTACCGAAGCACTTGCGATTTCTTTGATTTCGTCAGTAGTAATAGTTCCGTCTGCAACCGCTTCGTCAACCTTTTCGAGTACCGCTTTGCCCTCTTCGCTATCATAGGGATTTTCTATCTTTACACCTAAAAATCTCTCGAATATGCCATAAAGAGCAATAGACTGACCGCCGAGAATAAAACCTGCGGCAACGTCGAAAGCAGTTTTCATTAAATAGGTATCGTATAAATATTCACCCAAGCACCCGAACGCAAACGGCAGTAAAAGTATTACCGAATTTACCGCTTTACGGGTTCTTTCTACTTTTATTTTTACCGTAAAATGCTTTATAGGTATCTTGATTGCCTGCGTAAGAAGAAATATAATAGCCGCCATAATCCATATCATATAATAGCGATTATGCAGTACCTTTACCACAAAATCCATAACTATCCCTCCTTATTCTTCGGCGAGTTGTTTATCGATTTCGGTAATAACGGCTTTGAAACTTTCTTCTACTTTTGCCTGAATCTTTTCGTTAGCCCTATCCTTGAAAGCGGCTTTCTGTAAATCGTAACTGTTGATTATCTCGGAAACCTGCTTATCGTAGGCAGCCTTTGCGGTATTTAAGCCTTTCTGCTTTTCGGTTTCGAGCCTCGTCATTTCGGGTTCGATAACTTCGATGTTCGCTTTGGCTTTTTGATTTGCAATTTCGGATTGTTTCAACGCTTCGATATTCGCTTTGGTCTTTTGAAGTTCCTGTCTGATACAATCTAACATAACCTTTTTACCTCCACGCCTTAATATGCGAGTTGCGGTTCTGCCGCAGGCTCGTCCGTCGCTTCTGCCCGCACCTCTTCCGTAACGTCGGCTTCTACGACTGCTTCGGGTTCGGGGTATCTGATAAGTCCGAGTTTAGCCGCGCAGTCTTCGAGTTCGACGATTTCGGCGGATAATCTGTTCTTATCGGTGGAAGCGATTTCTTTGTCGAGGTTTTCAAGTTCGACTGCGAGTTGCGCCCGTCTTACGATTTTGTTTTCGTAATCGTCTACGAGTGCTTGTCTTTTCTCAATTTCAGCCACGATAACGTGGTCTTTATTGATAACTTCATAATCCATTTTCGTTTACTCTCCTTTTATAGATTTTTAATAAATATTTTTTATAAAGTCCGTTTCCACCATTGCTCTTCCTTGAAAAAAGACGTTTATCTGTGTTAATTGATAATTCCGAAGCGTTTCAAAAGGAATATAATCCCTATTCCTACGCCGATAATTATCGCCCATTTTATCGTTTGAAGTATGGGTTTGTCGAGTTTGGATAAGTTTCTGCCGAGTTGACGGAATCTGTTTACGAAGTCCGAATAAGAGAAATCTTTCGGCACTTTGTACTTTTCGCCTTTGCCGTCTACGACTTCGACCATATTTTCGGGCGCGCTGTTGTACAAATACAAAAACTTTTCGACTTGCTTTCTGCGCTTGTTAAGCATTTGAGTGTGCCGAGCGTCCTGTTCGAGCGTGTCCATTTCGTATTTATGTTGCCGATTGAGTTGCGCCCGCAAATGTTTAAGCCGTAATTCCCGCGTTTCCGTTTCGTAAAGGCTTTCGGCGGTCTGCACGTTCCTTTTGCGAATCTCGCTCGCTTCTTTTGCAAGGTCGGATTTTATCCGTTCTTCGCCACACCTGCGCCCTAATTCCTGCACTTCTTTCGTTTGTAACAGTTCGTTTTCTTTATCCTTTACAACGTCCATTACGCTCGTTTGATTGCTTTCGGCGGGCTTTACGGCGACTTCGGTTTTATTCTTTTTTTCTTCGATTTCTTTTTCGGCGAGTTGCCTTAACTCGTCCATAGATTTAAGTTCTGCCATAATCCACCAACCTTTTTACTCGTCGCCCCGATTACTCTTTTATCTGCGGAGCGTTGTTTTTTACCCAATTGTCGAAAGAACTGTACGACGGCTCGTTATCCCACATAGACCATGCGTCCAACAAAAACGCCCTGTCCGCGCTGTTACGCATTTGCAGGTCTTCGACTTTTCTTGCAAGAGCGGAAAACTCTCTGTGTTCGCCGTCAACGACGAATACGAACTCTCTTAACGTTTCGTCCGTTTCGTCGATTATACCCACGCAAACCTCAAAAACCTTGTCAAGGTCGTCAAACTCTTCGACGAGTTCGTTTATTGGCGGATATTCGACTATCAAGCCCTTTTCGGCTAAAATAGCCTTAAAATCGTCAACGTAATCGGGTTGCTTGTGTTCGAGCGAATGTATGTACCCCGTAAGCGATTTTAAGCCGAACTTCGCCCAAGTTATCTCTTTTATGAAAGCGAAAAACCTTTCCGCTTCGCCGTATGCGGTCATAATTTTACGCATAAGCGGTTTAAGAAACGCAAAATCTGCGTTGTCGTAATTGTAAAAATCTCTCTTTTTCATACCTTATCTAACTCCATAAGCAAAGTCCGCTTTACTTCGTATACTTTACCGTTCATAATTTCAAGCCGATTACCGCGCCGTCTGCAATCTTCGGCAAGTCGCTCGATCGTCTTTATGTTATCGGGAATATCCGTATACGAAGGTACGCTTTTACTCGGTATATTCGTCGGGGCAAAACCCGTAGAATCGTATCGATTAGTTTGCATTTTCTACCGCCTCTGCGTTTTCGAAGATTTCTCTTTGTTCTTGCGGAATGTCCTTGTCTGTTTCTACATAGGTATACGACGCAGTTTCAATGTCGATTGCCGCTGAATACTCTTCTGTCGTTCCGACTTTTTTAATAATTTTGTTGTTGTCAGAATATGACTTGTAAAGTTTTACTCCGTCTTTCCTTGCCGTCTAATACAAGTTTCATTTTATCTCTAATCATTTGAGTGTCGCTCCTTTTTCAGATTTATTGATTACCGCCGTCGCCGCTGTCTGCGGTTTTTTCGTTGCCTTCGGTTATGCCCTCGGCTTTCGGTCTTCCGCCCGTAGGCGGTAAACCGCTGTTTTCCTGTTTCGCCGTATAACTCGTTATCGGCGGGATAAGCATATCGAGAAGTCCGCTTTCTTTTATAGCGTTCATCATAGATAACTTATCTACCCAACTCTGTCTGTCGAGCGCGGCTAAAACGAAATGCGCCGATATATCGCCGTTTGCAATGGCGGTATTCGCGTTTTTACGCTCTTCTTCTTCGGTGTAGATAGTACCGAAAAAGTGGAAATCCCATTCGTAATTGAGATTGAGCGACTTATAGATAGTATTTATCATTCGTTCAAATTGACGATAAATACATTCGGTATATCTCGCTTCTAACTTTGCCGACAAATTCGCCTGACCCGCTTTCGGATCGCTTATCGGGATAATCGCGGCAAGTCCGCTCTTTTCGGTCGCGTATTCGTTGAAACTGCTTGCAACCTTATTCGCGTTCGCGCTTTCGGGATAATCGTGCGACTTAATGTTTTGCACGGGCGCGGTGAAAAACGCCGTTCCGCTCGTATTATTTGCCGCCATAAGATTATCGAAAAAGGCTTCAAACATAAACTTGCCCGCTTCCGAAAGCCTATAATTGTCGGGTTTTGTCGCTCCGTCGTCGTTAAAATACGGTATTTCGCCCGTAAATATCTTGATAAGCGGATTTAAGAGCAAACTTATCTGCGCGTTTTCGTAATCCGCCTGTTGCGCATAAGTTATCATTAAACCGCTCAACGGGCTTGCGACGTTTACGGTCGTGTCGTCTATCTCAAAAGTCCACACCTTTTCGACGGGTAAACTTACGTAATAGAACCATCTGCCGTTTTGCTCGAAAACCTGCGGGCTGCCCGCCGCGTTCGTTTTAACTTTGTCGTAGTAAAATCTTTTATCTACGCCCTTACACGAAACGCTTGCGTAGCGGACGTTTCTGCTTCTTTCCGTGTCTTTCGGCTCGGAAAACATATCGTTGAAATCGTCAAGATACGGCAAAAACAAATCGCCGTACTGTCTTACGTCCGTTCCCGGTTGCATAAAGTACATAAGATTGAACGAAACCGTATAACCCGAAACATTGTTTCTGCCGATTATCGTACACCAATCTATCGGCAAAGCCGTCATAAACGCAAAATTTACCTGATTATGCGTTTTATCGACCCTTACTCTCGGACAATAGAAAACTTTGCCCTGCGTTAAGGCTTCGCCCGCCACCCTATGCGCCTGAACGTCGGGCGCGAACTCTTTATTGAGTTTATCGAGCAAAATCGCTTCGCGTTTGAACTCTTTCGCTTTTGCGTCCTCGGCTTCTATGTATTTCGGCTTGAAGTAATAACGATAAGTCGGTATATCCTGATAGGTTTTTACTATCTTAAAGTAGGGATAAGCCGTCCATTTAAGCGTTTCGCTCGTCTGCCTTAACGGAATTTCGTTTTGGTACGGAGCGCGTAAAAATTCAGCAATATCGTCTTTGTTATACGGCGCAGGCAAAGACTGCAAACCTTTCATTCGCAGGTTTTGCACCGTAGGCATATTCGCCCAATATCCGCCTGCCCTGCTGAACGCCGAGTAAAACCCTTGCGCCGAAATTGCGCCGCCGTAATTCTGCATTAAACTTCTGAAACGGTCTAACACAGGCGTAAAAGAAGAATTATCCGCGCCGTTCTGCGCCGCATTTGCTTTGATTTCGTTCGCTTCCCTTTCGGCTTGCTCTCTCGCTTTTTTCTTGGCGCGACAACGGGCAACCCTTTCACGATTAAGTGCTTTTTGTTGCTCACGCTTTTCGTCGTTATTAAGTTGTGTCGTAGTCGTTTTCGCCATAGTCCTTTAATTACCTTTTTCTTTGTCTGCCTGCGCCTTTAATTCCCTTTCAAAAACCGTTAAAAAGTCGCTTAAAGCCTTGTTTATGCTTTCCGCCGAATCATTTATCGCCTCGGCGTTTACCGTTAGTTTAACGCCTAAAAGCCACTTTTTTTCTTCGGGTTTCAGCAAGTCTTCTCTCGTTACTTCTTTCATACCCTCAATCGGCTCGTAGTGGTATGCAAGCATATATCCGCTGCTTGTGGGGCTGAAATAAGTGTATTCAACCTCTTTCGGCAGTGCTTGATACGTTGAAACGTATAATTTGTACTTTTTCATTTATCGTCTCCTTAACGAAAGCAAACTCGAAACTTTGTTGTTCGTCCGTTTAACCTGCGGGATATATCCGCCGTGCTTGAACTCGTCTATCTTTTTATCCCAGTCGGATTTCGGTTGATAATTTTCTTTTACGAGAGTATCTTCGAGCATTGAAATAAGCCTTAACCCGTATTTTGCCGCCGAGTGTCTATCCCTTTGAATACTCTTATGCTTTCTGCTTTCTTTAACCGAAGTGCCACTTGGCTTGACTTCGAGATTTTGTATTTCTTCTACCCAGCCGTTAGTTTGCTTATACGGCAACGCGATTTTACCGTCGTCGAAATTGTCTTTTATGCCATGATTGAGTTTGTACGCTTCTACGCCGTCAAGCACGTTTGGGATAAGAATTTCGATATTGCCCTGTTCCCACTCTTTTTGTAGATAGCGTATCATAACGCCTTCGTCGTCCGTTCCGCCTGCTCTCGTCGCTTTAAGCGGATAAATAACGGGTAATGCGTTGGGCTGTTCGATTTCGGTATATGCGCAATGCTTGAAACAACAAAGCGTAGGCGTTCCGTCGTTCGTCGGTTTCATTAACTCTTGCACGACCGTTTTACCGACCGCGCGTGCGTCTACGACGATATACGTCGCTTGTCCGCCGCTTAAACAAAACCGCAACCACAAATCTTTAAGTTTCCGAGCCTGCAAGGCTTCCGTATGCGGCGGGCGGTAAGAATCGACCCACACCGCTTGTTTCCTGTATTTATCGCGTTTCGTTTCGTTGGAAAACCGCGTACATTTCCACACCACGTCGGCGCAGAGCGCGTTTTTTTGCCCTTCTTCATACGAAACGTCGTGCGCAACCACGTATACGACGTTCGGATCGCCGCAATGCCGGCTTTCCATAGACTTTAACACTCTGCTGCGAGATAAAATCTCATCGGTAAGCATAGGGTTATCGCCCGTACCCGTATAGGTAACTTCCATTTCACGCTTCCACACTTCCGTGGAAGACGTCTCTTTTTCTTTCTTGTAATAGGCTATATCACGCAAATTACAAAGCAAAGCGGAAATCCACGATATATCCATACAAAAGCCGTCGTATTTATCGCCGTATTTCATAGCCTTTAACGCCATTGCCCGATAAACCGTAAAAGCCTTGTTTTGCCTCGAAGCCGCGTTGGATATATACGCTTGTTTTAATTGTATTCTCGTTCGGTCTTTTACGCCGTTGACCGTTCTCGTAAGCCTATGACCCTTTTTAACGTCTTCTTCAAACGTCGTAAAGTCGAAACCGTCTTCGCCCTCTTGGGCTATTTCTTCACCGATTAACGAACCGAAGTTATCGCCACGCGGGGCGTACATTGAAAACTCGCTGCCGTTATTCGTCGTTATCTTAAACATTGCGTCGCGGTCGTTGTTTTTATTCCACCAACTCGATAGCAGCGGATAACACCGCTCTACCGAAGCGAACGCCTGCGAAGCAAGCACCGCCGACTGCTTTTGATTCGGCGCGAAATAACGTACTCTTTCGCCCGGATATAAAACGCCGTCAACTTCCTTACCCGCCAACACGACGAAGGTTTTCGTAATACCTCTCGCACCCGTGATATAGGTCGTCTGATACCGAGCCTGTACTCTCAACATTATTCTTTGCGGCAGTTCCAACCCGTAAGGCGCATTTGGCGATCGCAACAAATCTAAAAGGAAATCAGGGTAAAAACGGAATATACTTATAAGCAACGCCCACGATTTTTGATTAACGTTATCGTAATCGAAAGCCTGCTCTTTGTTTACCGTTTCCCAACGTCCGCGTTTTTGCGACCACCTTTTACCCTGACCGCTATAATATCCCGTCGGCATTATTCTTCACCGCCGTTTTTTCTCTTTTTATCCGCCTTTTCAATCTGCACTTTTGTAAGCCCGGCATAACGCTTCGCTTCTTTTTCCTGCTCGGTTTCTTCGGGTTCAAATTCGCCGTATTCGTCAACCGCCGCGTATTCTTCGGGCAGATTGATTAAAGTCGGCTCGTCGGCGTTTTTACGCATTGAGTTCATAATATCGAGTATTACTTGGTCGGCAACGTCGAGCGAGTATTTATATTTGGGCGACTTTACGAATTTATCCCTGAATACTTCTATCAACTCGTCGTAGGTAAGCAAGTCGCCGTTTTGCATAAGCCCTGCGTTTTCCAACGCCAAAACCATTGAATCGAGCCTTAACGCTTCAACGGGCTTTTCGTCTTTCTTACGCAACTGCTCGGAAGCAAGTATGCTGTCGATTGACTTCTGTACTTTATCGAAACTGCCAGCATCGCCGATAGATTGCAAATAATCTTGTACAACTCGCAATTTGACTACTCGGCGTATCGTGCTTTCCATAGTGTCGTCGATAGTAACGCCCTTATATCTCGAAGCCATTGCATCGTATTGCGTATCGAGTTCGTTATATACCGCCGTCGTTATAGGAAAGTTTTGCCAAAGATTGCGTTCGCCCCATTTCGTGCGTTGTTCTGCCGTTCCCGGTAATTTATCAAGCCTTTCTTTCTCTCGCTTGCAAAACTCCGAAAAGTCTTTCGCTTGCATATTCTTACCGAATATTCTGAAAAGGTTCGTTTCACCGTCGGAAAAGGTCGCCGCTCTTTCGCCGATTAAGAGTTTATCGTTTTTATCGAGCAAATCAATATAGGCAAGCCATATATCATCCGCCGTAAACAGATCTTCGGATAAAAGCAAGGGATAAAGCGGCACGTCGTATTTCAAGCAAGTGTAAAACAAAGCCAACGATTCGCCGTTCTTTTGCCTTAACTCGTCGTAGGTCTTGCTTTCGCAATCCAAACAATACGGCGAACCTTCGTATCTGCTGTTGTCTTCCGTAAGTTTAGTTCCGCACGAATGGCAATAATATTCGGTTGTACTCGTCTTTCTGACTTGTTTTTTTACGCCCATTTTAACTCCTGCGGAAAATAAAAAAGCCCTGCGAGTGTTACCTCGCAAGACTTATAAAGACAATTTGCGTAAACGACACAATGCCCTTGTTCTTACAAGAGTAACCCAAGCGGCACATAAGCAATTAAGAACTCCTTGTCCGAGTTCCGAAACCTTTATCGTTCCGTGCTATCAAAGTGTCATTTACAACGGCGCATAACGCACCTATATTCAATTTACATTACCATATTACATCACAATTACGAAATTGTCAAGAGGTTACATAAATTTTTTTAGTAATAATCAATTTTTTTTCGGGAAATGGGCGGCTTTCCCTTGACTAAACATATATCTATCAATCGGTGTTATTTTTTATTATAATTTTTATTTACAAACGCGCCGCCCCGCGATTGTATCGTTAGTATTTTATAAAGCCGTCGCCATAGATTTTATTCAACTCGTCTATAACATGCTTCATACCTAAACCGTCTTTGGTCGGCTTCCAAAAGCCGTCCGTATCATACGCCCCGCCGCCCATACAATACTCGTATTGACGCGGATGAATTTTTTTGAGTAATAAAAACCTTTCGTCGCCTTTACAGTGCGCGGAATACATACAGAAGATACAACCTGTCCGTTTCGCGCCTGTCGTGCATAACTTGCCGCAATCGCAAAGCGTTGCGCCGTATTGATACCCGCCGTCGTCTTTCACTACGACTTCACCATACACTTTTGAAATCGGTAAATTGTTTTGCTTTATGTATTGCAGAACGTCTTGCTCCGTCCAAAAACTCATAGGGTTACTTATCGGCGATTTCATATCGAAACCGTTACATCCATTGCGAAGCCACTGCTGCTCGCGCAGTTGGCTTTCTTCCGCCATTTGTGCCGTCATAGGCATTTTGCCCGTGATTTTGCTGTATTCGTGAGCGGGCTTCTTTTTCATAACGTTACAACACATATGCGAAATCTTAAAGTCCGTAAAAAGCAACGGCGCGTACTTCGTTTTATTGTATTTGCTTTCGTTGCCGTTCTTGTCCTTTGCTGTGCCGAATAGTTTTTGTAATCGATACGGGTATCGATTACCCGTCAACGCCATTCGCCCTTGATATACGCACTCGCTGACTTCTTTACCTATTACGGGATAGCCGTAAGTCTTTATAACCTCGTCAAAGCGCATTGCGGGGCGTAAAATTTCAACATTGTCGAAACTTTTAACGAATTGTTGATTTTCGGGATATTCAAGCCCGGTGTTGATAAAAACGGCTTTTATCGTTGGATATAGTTTCCTTGCCATATCCAATAGAACCGTACTATCCTTACCGCCCGAAAAAGAAACGTAAACGCCGTCTACGCCGTAGTATTGCACCCATTCGCGTATACGCTGTTGAGTGCGCATTACCTTTAATTCAAGCGGTAAAGACTGTAATTGAGTTAATTCATTTCTTGTCGGCATTTTTACTCCCCTTAAAATCTCCGACAGCAACAAAAAGCCCATCCGAAAATATATTAAAAATCATTTCACATTTTTCGCCATATTTTTTAGTTAAGTAACGAACAATCGCCGACTTATCCCAATTCCAGTCATCGAACCATTGCCTGCACATTTCATCTTCAACGATTTCTATTATCTCAAAATTTTGACTAAGCACAACAGCACTAATGTTGTACCCGGTGTCGTAATCATTAAGAAGTACGAGTAAACGATTTTTCTTTTTAATGAGTTTAGCAATTTGCATATCATTCATAATTTTGACACTTCTACTCCAGTCGCTCACTTCTCTAATTCCTCCAATTTTTTTTGCGCTTCGTCTTCGCTTTCGTATACGTCTATTATGGGCATATTGTTTATATCGACTTCGCAAACGCAATAAAAACCGCAATCTTCCACTACCGAATATTTTGGAATAAGCGTGCCGTTTTCTATTTTGTCTTCCAATTCAGCAAGACGTTCTAAAATTTCCTCGTCAGGTGCATTTTTCAAAGTTAATCGAGTTCCTTTTTTAAGGAAATCGCCTTTTTCTTCAACATAGCGTTCTGTCAATCTTTTATAGTCTTTCATCTTACTACCTCTATTTTTTTAACGTGTGTTTTACGAAAAGAATAATTTGCAACTTCGTAACGGTCGGGCTTCCACTCCGCGCGGGTTAATACGCCCGTTATTGTTGTATCGTCAAAAAGTGTAACTTTTACTTTCTTGCCCAAAAGGGCGTTTAACTCTTTGCTTTCGTGTGTGTATTTCATTGCTCTACCTCTTCAACATACATATACGACTGCGGCGGACGGGTTAAAGGTTTTCTTCCGTCAATTCGACATTTAATCATACAGTTTATGGTGTATGAATATTCGCAAATATTACAACCTACGTGTATATATGCGGGTAAATCTTTATAATTACCGCACACTCTTGGGCTTGTAAATTCGCTTAACTCTTTCGGCTTGTCGTAAATCTTCAAGTCGGATATGTGCCAGCCGTAGCCGTCTTTGTCGCCCAAATAAATATCCATATCGTCATAATCAAGGCAACTTTGGCGGGCGATTTCGTTCGTTACGCCTTGTTCTTCGTTTGCGACGACAAACCTGTTTCCTTGATTTTTTATCAAATAAACCTTATCGCAGATAAACTCGCCGATTACTTTTCCCGCAAGCGGTATATCGCCGTTATCCCGACAATGTTTATATCTACGCTCAACTTTTTTATCGGCGGTTAAAAGTATCTCTCCGTCAAACTTTTGACTTGTGCAATAGATATAAGCCTTAAACGGCACTTCTTTCGGGGCGGTGCGCCTGACTTCAATAGTTTTCTTCCCTTGCACAATTTTTTCTGTCCATTCGGGCTTTATGCTTATTAAGACTGCTTTTGACATCTTCGTTTTTCCTTCCTCTTTTTATTATATTGCTCTCGTCTTTTCTGCATACAGACTTTACAATACCGATAACCTTGACTTGTGTATCCACTATTTTTTTCAGTATATTCGTGTCCGTGGGGACAAAATTGTTTCCCATCTTTTTGATAATGCTTATATTCAAAAAGAGCCTTGTAATAATCCCCATTAAGAGTTCTCGCTCTTCCTAAAATAGTGTTACTTTTAATTCCAATTTCTTTGCACCAATCTTCTACACATTGTGTTTTCCCATTATGAGTTATAAGATGAGTACGACAAGTATTTTTGGCTTGCTCGGATTTCGGTATCCATTTGCAATTTTGGGGCGAATAGCCATCGTTGATATTGATTCTTTCAATAGACAAGCCATTTTTATAACCATTTGCCATAGCCCAATCATAAAAACATAAAAAATCTTTGAGCCATTCGTCGCAAACTGTTATTCCACGACCGCCATAACGCTCGTACCTTGTTGCGGATTTACAATAACAACGGCTTTTCATGTTTAACCAAATTTTGTATAATGGCGTTTTTGATAATCCGTGAGTTTTCCCATATGTGTTTCCGTATGCGTATCTACTCATAAATTTTCTCCCTCAATTGTCTTTTCGCCACTTGCTATTTTCTCAACCCATTGCCGGCGAACTGATAATACAACTGCTTTCATCTTTGTTCCCCTTTTATATCAACCCGAATTATTTTCCCGCAACGATAAACAATGATATTATCTTTTTCAAGTTTATCGCACAGTCCGCTTTTGATTGTTTCTACTGCTTTAATTATCCATTCTGCGTTAATCATTTTTCATACTCCTTTAATAGTTCGTCGATTTCGTTTACGTCTACAAAATTCATAAAACCCCATTCGGGTGATTTTGTTTCAACACTATTTGCTTTCAACTTTTCTGCAAACTCTTTGACTGCTTGCTTCTTTTCAATTTCGAGTACGTTTTTCATATTCCGCTCGAATTGTTCGCTTTTAACTTGCAACTTTGCGTAATTGACACAACACTCCAACGCTTTCTTAATCTCTTTCACTTTTTCGCTGCTCATAAATTCTCTCCTTTGCGATATTAAAATACTTTTCTTCAAGTTCTATACCGATAAAGTTTCGGTTAGTGTTTACACAAGCAACGCCCGTGCTACCACTACCCATACAGTTATCTAAAACAAGTTCGTTTTCGTTTGTATAGGTTTTAATAAGGTATTCAAGTAATGCTACGGGTTTTTGTGTTGGGTGTGGAACTTTTTCTTTGGAGTTAGATTGAACAGCAGGAAACTCCAATACCGTAGATGGCAATTTAAGGTCTGCATCAAATTTATTAAAATCTATATTGTGTCCTTTCATTAAAAATATATCTTGTCGTTGTGAATTAAAACCTACATAATTTGACTTATGTGCTTGTTTTACTCTATCGCTTTTTCTTGGGATTTTTTGTGGATAATAATTAAGTTTATTCTTATTGTAACAAAACACGCAAATATTTTCGTGATACCCAAGTGGTCTCCATTTCCCAACTGAAAAATTCCCTGCTTTATGCTTTACCCATATCCAATCATATTTATAGTTTTCTAAATTTGAACTTCTTAATTTAGTTGCAAAAGGTTCGTTTGCAAATAAAACGATTGCCCCATTTTCTTTAATTATTCTATTATATTGACCCCACAATTCATCAAACGGAATTACTATATCCCATTTTGCACTTGTTATTCCATAAGGCAAGTCGCATAAAATCATATCAACTGACTTGTCGGGTATTTCTTTCATTACTTCTAAACAATCGCCTTGATATAACTTAATTTCGCTTTCCATATTATTCTCCTAATATTGTACAACAAACATCTTCGCTTGTTTTTCTTATACTATCATACCCAATTATTATATCAGTTTTGCAATCGATATCTTCAAAAATTTGTTCGTAAGAGCATATGCCACAAGCACACCAATCAGGCTTTATTTTGTCGCATTGTTTTAATAATTGTTTTAGCGTTATATCTTCGGGGGCTTCTGCAATAAAAGAAATATCACACCCATTTAGTATAAATTTCATTTCTCATACTCCTTTAATAGTTTGTCCATGATGTACTTCATACTCGAAGTCAGTATCATTGAATAAGTATTGCCGTTGAATGTATAATCTCGACAAGGCAATTCTTTTTGTAACTTATCCGCAAACTCTTTAACCGCTTTCTTGCTTATAGATTGTTCTCTAAATTTAGTCATATCAAAACCTACTCGAACACCTTTATTATGTGCTTTTTGAAGTTCTAATTTTAAGTTGTCATATTCTTCCTTTGAAAGCGCAACGCTATCTTCGGGGAGTTTGCGATAACCTGCATTGTAAAGGGCTTCGGCTAACCCCTTATTATGCACAAACGGCTTTGCTAACTCATTAACGCGACTGCTCAATAAGTAAACTCTTTCCGTTTGTTTGCTATCTACATAGTCGTAAATAAATTGTTCTATTTCTTCAATCTGCTGTTCTTTATTGCTCATTTTAACGAACCCGCGCACTATATCTTCAATGCTTTCGTATTTTCTTTTCGGTGTATTTACGGGCTTTTCGACTGCTTCGCAAATGTTATCTTCGGAAATTTTTCGATAGCCTGCATTATAAAGAATTTCTGCAAACGCTTCAACGCCTTGCCTTGTTGTTATCCCAAAATTTATAAAATCTTGCGTCATTTCTTTAATCTGCTGTTCTTTGTTCATTCATATACTCCTTGTGTCAAAATAAGTTATATCTTTTATTCGATAACAACAAGTGCAATCGCGAGAAGTATTTTTACAAAGTTGAGCGTAATACTTGTACTTAATCGTTTTGCCGTTCTCGAACTTTATTTGTGTTACCTTTTGTAATTTACCTTTATTTATGCAGTCGCACTCGGCTATGCAATAAAAATATCTCATTTCTCTTTATAAGTCGTGTAATAATTCGGGAAATTCAAACCTGTTCCCGATAACCTCTATATTGTCCATTATATCATCGTCAAGCCTACGCAAGTTGTGCCTTTGTCCGAAAACACCGACCATTCTTCTATTTACCTTATTGTGAGTCCACTCTATGCCGAAAACACCGCACTTAAATTGAACGTCGCCGACACTTAGTATTTTGTCGTTTACGAAATCGGCGACAACATCACCCTCGAATATCGGATAACCCCGCTTATCTTTCAGCCCTGTGAACTGCCCGACGCTTTCTTTTTTAACTTCTTGCATAACGATCGACCTTGACAGCATACCGTCCACTTGAAAAGCGTTTGCTCGCGGGTGAATATAATATTTGTCTTTGCTTACGATTAAGTCGCCAACCACCCAACCGCCATTAAATGCCCAAACGCCGTCATAAATTTTACCGTCTACCCGCTTTCCGCGATATAAATTCTTATCGTTCATAAGTACCTCTTTAATTCGGCAATAATAGGTTCATACCACTTATCTATAAACCGAATAAATTTTGATTTTCGTTTGTATTGTTTATAAAACTTTATTTTTGAAACAACATTTGAACCATAATACCCAAGCGCAATCCCTCTTTCGATAGAGCAACTGTTTATGTCGTGAAAGTTAATATAAACCATAAGCATTTCGTCCATTATGTAACTCGGTTCAATACCGAAGAAAAAACCGTGTTCTGCCAAATGGTAATCAAACCCTTCATAATCCGCCATAATCGGGAAAGTTGTTTCGCAATCTTGTAGAAATTTATCCCAAAACTCGTTTTCCCCTAATTTTATGTTATTATCTAATCTACAAGGTTCGGGATTCCCTATGCCTGTAATTTCTGCAATTCTATGTCTCACTTTATCTACCCCCACTATACCATTCGGGTTTGTCTTTGAACTCTATGCCGTATCTGTCTTTCAAATAGTAAATAGTCGGCATAAAAAATAATTTCGGCAAGTTCATTTTCGGAATATTTTCTTTTGCCCATTCGAGATACACTTCGGGCAAATCCATTGACAACATACAGCACGTAATGATTTTGTTCAGGCACACCGCTGTATCGGCATTTATGCCCTCAACGTTTTTCATATCGATTTTTATAGGAATCCACGTTCTTGCATAGTCCAACTGTTTTTGAATTTTCTCTGATTTACTCGCCGCAAGTTCGGGTATTATTTGCAACCCTAATTCTTCAAGGTTGTTTCCGGTAAACCACTTTTTAATAATATCTATATCTTCGTAATGAAAAAGTTTATTTTCTTCGAGCAGTTCTTTCAAAGATTTCATACTAATTTATCCCTCCTTAAAATGTTATCAACTATCGAAACGATAATTTTTTCAATATCATACTCGTAACAACGATTTGCTTCTTTCTTTACTTCTTTCGCGAACTTGTTGACGGCTTCTGCGGCAACTTTGTCAAACGCTTTTTTCATTTCGGGTATACATTCTAAATACTGCCGTGTCTTCTCGTCAACTTTACGATAACCCTTGTCGTAAAGTGCCTGCGCCGTTTTTAATGAGCCGTTTTTATCACGCCTGCCATGAATAAACTCTGCCATTTCCGCTATTTCTTTTTGCTGCTGTTCATTGTACATTTTTCTTTTCCTCTACTTTGTCTAAATAATTATTTACAAACAATGCAAAAACGAATATATCTTGCCGTGTTTCGGCAGGTAAGCCGTTCCATTGTTCGCTTTTGATTGACTGTTCCATTAGTCGTTTTGCTTTTAACTGTAAAAACTCTTTCTCGCCGATTTCCGTCATAATCCGTTTATCTCCAAAAAGTTGCCCTGCCCGAACGCGTTGTAACCCTCGATTCGACTTTTGGCTATGTTGTACCACTTTTCTTCTATCTCGAAACCGATAAAATTTCGTTTTAAGTGCTTACACGCCAAACCTGTCGTTCCGCTGCCCATAAAGCAGTCGAGAACCGTGTCGCCCTCTTTTGTCGAGTTAAGAATATGATTTTCTACAAAAGGTAACGGCTTTATCGTCGGGTGAAGAAAGTTGCCTTTATCCTTTACGTTTAACGGGCTTATGTAATACTTTTGTTTCGTCTTCATAGTTCCACCGATTCTTGTTTTGCCGCCGTCGCGGAACATAAGACAATATTCGGTATCGCTTAAATATTTGCCGTTGCAAGTAGGTATCGGATTTTCTTTAATCCATGTAAGGATTTCAAAGCGACACCCGCGTTTGCCTACAAAATAATTCATAAGCGGTAAAATCTGCGCTTTACTGCACCAGATATAAACGTAAATATTTTTCAACACTCTGCAAAACTCGTCCAAAATGTCGTAATCTATACCGAAAGCAATTTCTTTGATATTGTCGATACTTTTCATTGTGGATTTATACACTCGGCTTGCCGTGCTGTTTGTGTTTTCGCAGACTTTTTCGTACTCGGCGTGATAATCGCGCTTCTTTTCGCCGAAACACCCGCCAACGCCGTTACCCTCGATATCGTAAGGAATATCGCAATATACTAAATCTATGCTCTTGTCAGGTATTGTTTTTATGAGTTCGTAGCAGTCGCCGAGCCTTAAATCGATTTTGCTCATATCGTTTCCTATAAATCAAAAATTCGTAATTGTTGTTTTTCTTTTTCGAGCCGTTTACTTCCCAACTCGTAATAGTCTTTGTCGAGTTCCGCCCCGATATAATTTCTGCCCGTTCTGTAAGCGGCTATCGCAGTAGTGAAACTTCCCATAAACGGATCGAGAATTAAATCGCCGGGCTTTGTGTAGTAGTTAATCAGGTTGACCCATAGTTGAGTGGGTTTCTGCGTAGGATGAAATCGTTCGTCTTTGGCTTTCATATCGCCCTGAATCATTCCGTTATAAACGTAATGAAACACTCTTGCAACGCCTTTGCTGCACCACGCGATTTCGCAATCGGCAAAATCATTTCGCATTTTATCGTCGCAACGCTTATCCCACACAATCCAACTTGCCGTCGGCGGTAAATAATCTGTATAATAATTTCCGCCGAAAATAATCTGATTTTTACTGCACTTAAAGATTAAGTCGAAATATTCTTTCGTTATTCTCTGTTTATCCCACGGTTTGGTATCGGAATAGTTTCTTCTTTTTGCCTTTGCGTTTCCCGCAATCTCTTTACCATTAGTAAACGACATAGATTCAATGCCTATCCCGTAAGGCGGGTCGGTTATACACCAATCTGCCTTTTCCCCCCCTTGCCGACATATCGCGTAAGAGTTCGATGCAGTCGCAGTTGTAAACTTTATTCGTTTCGATTAGAGTTTCCATTCGACTTTCGTAATACCTCCGCAACGCTCGCATTTGATTTCGACAGGCTGCCCCGCGCCGATATGTATCTCTCTGCCGTGCCGCTTGATTATGACAGTTTCGCCGACGAATTTGCCTATATAATTGCCGCATTTTTGTTTAGCGGCGTTTAAGTGTTCGCAACGAATTACTTTTCTTTTAGTCATTACCCAACTCTCCAATTTCTAATCGTTTACCTAATACTGCAAGAACAAAATCCGCGTTTTCTATCGTCGGCGTATTCCCGCCGTTTATCCAACCCATAATCGTCGTGCGACTTACGCCGCTCTTTTCGGAAATCGATTTGATAGACATTCCGCTTTTCTCGATTTCTTCTAAAACACTTTCGGTAATTCCTTTCGTCATACTTCCTTTACCCTTATTCCGTACTTGTAAAGCATAAGTTTGCGTTTGATTACAAACTTTGCGTATTCCGTGCTTGCCGGGTTACGATATCCTTTACTGTCTTCTACGACTAATTGTCCCGTTCTGTTGTCTATATAAGCGAAATCGGCTATGTATTTGACGGCTCTTTCAATGACTTTTCCTTTAACAATAGCCCCGTGCTTTCCGACTGTATCGGGTTCGCGTTGAGAAGGTATCAACTCAAACTCTTTTTGCAGTTCGAGATTGCTTATGATTTTCGCCCGCTCCATAAGTTTGAGTTCGGAATATCGTACCGCTTCACGCTTACTGTCGAACTCTATACCGTCTACAACGACTTTCTTATTGCCGAGTTTGTTTCGCTGTCCGTAGCACATTCTGTAACTCATAACTTACTCTCCTTTCGCGTCGTCTTCCCAAAAATCGTCGCTTTCGCCCGCATTAGAAAAATCGACAGTGTTAATGTTTTCATTTACATTTTCAACTTTTCCGTTGAAATTCGTTGTCGGGATAGATACGTTTCCGTTAAAAAATATCTTCATGGGCAATAGCCAGTTAAGCCGTACTTCTCGGAATCTTCTCGGATTACCTTGATTGTCGATAACTTCGCCTTCGTACATATACCCGGCAAACTGTACTAAATCTCTTCGCCTTAACGACAGTGCAAAATTATAGATTTCTTTCGTTCGTTCGCTTGCGTAAATGGCACAAGGTACGTTTTGGTACACAGCCTGTTTGTTCTCGTTAAGCACCGACCCGACCGTTACCGAAAAATGGATACGCGACGTAGTTCCGTTTCTCAAAGGGGTAATAGTTTTTTGTATAGGAGTTTGACCTTCTCTGCAACAAACGTAACCTACGCCGAGTACCATCCATTTTTTTAGTTTTTCAGAATATTGTTGAATTAACATTATTCTTCCTTTTTGCTTTTATTCAGCCTATTTCGGTTTGTTCTACCGCTTCTGCCGTCGGCTCGGCTTTCTTACGCCCGCGCTTAGGCTTCTCTTCTACGGGCGATTGTTGCTCGTCTTCCTGCGGTTCATCGCCGAAGAAGTCGTCTTCTGCTTGCTTTTGCTCTGTCTGGATTTGTTCTTTCGGTTCTATTGCGGGCGGCATAGTTCCGTTAAACGCAGAAGAAATATCCGCTTCGGTCTTTTCGTCGCCCTCGACGATATTGCGCATCTCGATTGACTTCGGCGCGTTCTTTAACGCTCTGCGCAACACGAGGTTTTTACACATTTCTTCGGTGTGTGCTATCCACGGTTGAGTCGCCGCCTGCTCTTCTTTCCAGTCGAGTTTTTCGCCGTTCTTGACTTTATCGTAAAGTTTACGATCGAAAGACTTGCTGTACCTTTCAGCCCACTTTAAGCACTGCTCGACGGTGAAATACACCGAATGATAAAAGCCGTTCGTTAAAAGGAAATATCCGAGATACCCGATTACCGGCAAATTCTCGCGCATATCCTCGTCTTCGTAAAACCTGATAACGGGCTTTCCCGTTTCGGGGTTTCTTCCGCGATATTCGCCCTGTCTTACGTCAACCGCGTCAAGGTCTTTGTACTGCCCTGTTCTCATAGCGAGTTGTATGCGCCCGGCACTTCCTAATTGGAATTGACAAATCGGAATCTTTTCCCACTCTCCCGTTTCCGAATTCCTTATACTCTTCTTGTAAGGTACAAGGTAATACTCTCCGAGCGACGGCGACGGACTTAATTCGAGTGCTTCGCCTTGAAGTGCGGACGTTATTATCGACGCAGGCGTACAACTGTTTAACAACGGATTTGCGACGACTGCCGACGTTACGGCGGCTACGAATCTGTTTGCTCTTTTCGGGTCTCGCAAAGTTGTATTGATTAAATTTTGAAATTTTTCAGTTTGCAACGCTTGCGTGAATTTTACTTTACCCTCGGTTTTGGGTACTATCGAATTGTTTACCATAAGAATCTCCTTATTTGATTTTTTTATTGTTAAATGACTGTTCTACGCTATAACCACGATTAAGCCGATATTTAACCCTGCTATACTTTAAGCCTAATTTGTCAACCCATTCAGCCAATGAATGTTTTTCGCCTTTATATTCAATAACTTTATTTGCCCTCGTATTTCGTGCTTGCGTGTATTTATCGCTCCACCTACAATTACCGGGTTCATAATTTCCATTTACATTGATACGGTCAATACTCAATTTATCCGAATACCCGTTATTGATAGCCCATTCATAAAAGTTCTTAAACCCATATTTTTTGTCTATCCATTCGGGGCAAACCGTGATTCCTCGTCCTCCGTAATCATCGTATCTTGGTCGGTTTTTATTTTGGCATCGTCTCTTCATATCAAACCAAATACGATAAATGCGTGTATTGTAGTGTCCGTGCTTTGTCGCGTTGATAGTTGCGATTTCTCTTCTATAACAACCACAACTTACTATTGTTTTTTCTCTCAATGCTCTACCTGAAACTATTTTTTTATTTCCGCAATCACACTCACAAAGCCAAGCATTTCTTTTAGATTTAACTGAACCTAAATAACTTATGGCTGTAAGTCTGCCGAATTTTTTATTAGTTAAATCTATAATTTTCCCCATTATTCTCCTTTCGGCACTCTGCCGTATTTAATTCCGTTTATTTTCATATATTCGCCAAGAGCCTTTAATTTCGTTTTCGTGCATACGACGCGGAAATCAATCGAGATAAGTTCCTCGTCCGTTTCCGCAACTTCGGCTTGTGCGGGCTGCGCTTGCCGCTGTTCGATCATCGGCGTTTCAACGCTCTGTTTCACCGCTTGTTGCTGTTCTGCTTTCTTGCGTTCGAGTTCTTCTTTCTGCGCTTTTAATTCTCGGTTCGCCGATAATATCTCGGTAAGGCTCGCGCCGTTTTTGTACTTTAACAAAAGTGCGGGTTCAAATTCGCTGTTCAGGTCGGATATTGATACGAGTTCATCGCATACCGTTTTAATTTTGCCGTCGATTTCTTTGAATATCGTGTCGTACTTCTTGCCTTTGTTAAGCCAAGTTTTATCGAAAATCTGTTCCCAACCGCGATAATCTTTGATTTTTGCGTAATCGTCGTGATTCTCGAAGTATCTTTTGAAATCGTTTTCTTTTTCGGCTTTAACCTTTTCTTCGGCGGCAGTTATCTGCGACCAAAGATTGTCTTTCGCTTCGGTAAGAACCGCAGTTACTTCTTTGAGTTTCTTTTCAAACAACTCATAGGGCTTGTTATACTCTTTTTTTACTTCCTTTCTACGACTTTCGATACTCGCGACGACTTTGTTAATTTCGGCACAACGCTTTCTTCCGGTGTCGAAGTCTTCGTCTGTTTTAAGTATGAGATTTCTGTCCGCTTCGGTTTGAGCGATAGCCCATTGTTTTACTTGCTCGCAGTTGGATAGAATCGCGGGCAATTTTTCAACGAAATCGTTTTGTACCTTAAATTCTATCGTCTGCGGCGTGTTAGTCTCTTCAAGCGTTTCTAACGCTTTGTCAATGCTGTATTCTTCCATTTTTAACCCTCTCCTGTTAAATTTTTTGTTAATTCTTTAATTTTGCTTTCATAGTCTACGTTAAACATTTTGCCGAATATCGCCATAAGGCAACTCGTTACTATGCTGTCGCCAAACATATGATATTGTGCCGACCGACTTAAATTCTTGCCGATTTTGGCTATGTCGTCGTCTTTAACGCCCATAAGCCTGCCACATTCGCGCTCCGTGAGTTTTCGTATTCGCTCATTGTTTTTTTCTATTATCCCTTGCCCGTTCCTTTTCAGGTCTTTATGGCAATTCCCTGTTAATGTTCCGATAGTGTCGCTATCTTTTCTGACCTTTTGATTAAAACCATCCCAAACAGCCAAATGCTCGTCTTCCATAATTTTAGGTTCTGTATTACCCCCCCACACGTCGTTATAGTCGGTGCAACCGCATTAACGTCGTAAACTCGTCTTGTAAGGTCAAGCGTATGCTCGAATTTACCGCCAAGCCGTCCGATAACGTTACAGCCCTGTATTTCATTCTTCACAATTCACCTCTACAATCACGTTATTTTGCTCAAATGCACTCGTCGTTATTGCCGGGCAATCGGCTTTCTTACCGCCTTTATTAAAACCGTGAGAACGTTGAATAATGTAATTATCGCAAGGGCGACTACCGTTTCTTGTTAATACGGAGTTAGCAACGTCTCCCCCCTCGGTAGGTTCAAACCTGAAACCGTTTCCCTTTTTTTCGTTGAGAATATTTCGTTTGAAATAACTTTCAATGATTTTTTCACTTATGTAGTAGCGTTCGGGAACGTTCTTTTCGAGTACGTCTTTTAGTTTTAACTTGTTGCCGATTACCTTCGGAAACTCGTAATAGTGATTGCCGAGTACGCTTACCATAAAACACCGATCACGGTTTTGCGGAATTGAAAAGTCGGTCGCGTTTATTACCTGCCACTTCGAGTGATAACCGAGTTCGTCCAAAAACGCTATCCACTCGGCAAACGCTTTAATGTTCTTTTGCCCGATTACCTGCTTTACGTTTTCCATTAAAAGCACTTGCGGAAGTTCTTTCGTTTCTTTCAAAAGCCGTTCGACTTCCCAAAGCATACCGCTTCGAGTACCGCTCCCGCGTTCCATACCTTTGCCTAACCCGGCGGCGGATAAATCTTGACAAGGAAAACTGTAAGTGAGTAAGTAACAATATTTGTTCGTTTCTTTAATTCCCAAGTCTTCGCCTTTTGCATTGCATATCGAAACGAGATTGTGGCAAGCGCGGATATTATTGTAAATCGTCCGCAATTTGCTTTCGCCGTATCTTTGCAATTGTTCTTTCGTAAGCGGAACGTTGTAATCGGCACTCACGCCCGCTTTATACAAGGTTTCTACGAGTTCGGCTTTACTCATTCCGACCGCATAATCGGTGTTATCACTCTCGAAGTGCAGGTCTTTTAACGCTTGTATCGACGGAATCGCCCATTCGCACGTTCTGTAATGTTCAAAAGGCACGCCGATATATTTAAGAGCCAACGCCTGACTGTCGTACCCCGAAAAAAGAGTTATCAATCTCAACGGCTTATCAATCTTGAAAGGCTTATCGCCGTCAAACATACTTATCTGCATTGTTCTCCCCTCAAAGTGTCAATGTCTGCGGCGGTCGCTTGTTTGTTTTGACAAACTTCCAAAACTCAACTGCTTTTTGCGTTATGTATTCGATTTCGCTTTCGACTTCTTTTCGCTCGATCGTGTAATGACGAATTTCGGATTTTCCGTCCGGGAATATCAACTGCGCCGTCAGAACCACGAAATCAAATTTCGTTACCGCGAGTTGGTCGCATACCTGAATAAAGTAGTGTTGCGGGATTGAGTTATTATCCCACCGTTCCAAATCGGCTTTACTCATTATCCACGCCGTTTTACATTCCCATATACCGTGAGCCTTATTGTCGAACCTTATTAGTTCGCCGTCAAGCGTTGCCGTCAGGAACGAATACTTTGCGTGGTGGTAAACTCTGAAAGCGTGATACTCAACCGAATATTTATCTTTGTGTTGGAGTTCAAACAACGCTCTAATATGCTCTTCGGCTTGTACGCCGTACTGCACTCTCTCGTTGGTCGAAAGGTCTTTCGGTTCTCGCTTACCTACCTTTTCTTCCCACACGACTATCGGCGAATTAAACCCCATTCCGATTGCGCTTGCAACTTCGCTCGCGCCGAGCGTTTTCCGTCTTGCGTTAAGCCATTCTTTTCTGTTTTTCCATTCGATATATCCCATAAAACTTTTACCCGATAAATAATTGCGCGTTTTTCGGCTCGTCTAACGCTTGCAAGAAAGCGGTTATAGCCTTTTCTAACGGCGCGTAAGATATGCCGTTTTTCTTCTCAAAATCAAGATTAGGAAGTATTCCGTAAAGCATCTCCTCAACTCTCGAAAGCACTTCGAAAAAAGTTCTTTCGTTGTCAGGCACATCCGCCGAAGTTCTCGCTATCCGAAATCCCTTGTAACCGTTATGTGAGATTACCGGGAATTTCTTTTTAAGCGCAGACACGTAAGCCCTTGCCTCTCTTTCTCCCGAAAGTCCTACGACCTCGGCAATCTCTTCTTTCTGTATGCCTTTACCCGGCGTTCCCGTTTGAAGTAATTTCGCCGCTTTTATAAGCCGTTGGCGCGTTGCTTCGTCGTATTTTTTATTCAGCATTTGTTTTGCCGTCAGCATTTTCGTGCTCCCCTTTCAATCAAATTCGTTTAATATCGAAATACCCGCCGTTTATTGCCGTTTGAAGTGCTTTTATTTTTTCGTCCTCATCAAGCCGTTGTTTGTCCAGTTCAAAGAGAATGCCTGAAAGTTTATCGTTAGTAAGAGTTCGTCCGTTAAGTTGACAGTGTTTGATAAAGTTCCATACCATTGGTCTTACGCTCGGCGAAACCTCGAAATCGTTCATAATGCTTTCGTATGTCTCGCTCTCGCACGCATGCGCATGATTGATATATATATTATCTTTATCTTCTTCCTTTCTTTCTTCTTTTAACCTATCCTTACCTGGGTATACCGCTGGTATACCACCTGGTATACCAAACGAATAACCGTCTTTTTCGTCTATTCCTAACAGTGCTTTTTCTTCGATATATTTAGTGGGTTGATAGCGATCGTTGCGTAGGTAATTATTGATTCTCCAATGCTTAATAACGATAACACCGCTATTAAAGTTTAGGACAAACTTTTTTGCGATTAGAATTTCCATATCGTCATTAGATGCCCCGCATTGTCGCATAATTGATTTTGGACTATTTACAAAACCATCATCGTCTGCAACCATACCGAGAGTAAAATATAAACACCGCGCACTCATAGGCATATCAAGAAAGGCATCCGATAAAACTATCGTTTTTGCAAACATTCTTCGTTCAGCCATTATCTTCAACCCCTATATTTTCCTTGCCAATAGGCGTTTCTTCCTTGACGGGAATAAAATATTTGCATTGTTGAATATGTCTAATACATTCATTGCAAACATCACCCAAATCAACGCCAGCCATACCTTGTGAATAACCCAAAATTTTTATGTCCTTGTCAATTATTTTTTTCCCGCAAATAACACAAATTCTCATTGCTATTCTCCTTTCAACGACTTAAAATCAAATCTTTCATAAAGAAAATTAAGAAATCGAGTTCGGCTTCGGTAAATTCGTCGTTGTCGATTTGATTGATAATGTCGCGTTGTTCTGCTGTCCACTCTTTCATATTTTCACCCCGTTAAAACGGTAAATTGTCGTCTTCTTCTGCCGGGTACATAGAAACCTGCGTACCGTTTTTAGCCTTTGTCGTATAAGCGGGTTCTTGCGGGTATTCGGAATTATTGTTTCCGTTTTGGTCGCCGTAAGATAAGAACTCTACTTCGTCTACGACTAAATCCCACCTTTGACGTTTGTTACCGTCTTTGTCTTCGTAGTTGTTGCTTTGGAACTTTCCCCACACCGCGAGTTTGCTACCCTTTTTAAGGTATCTGCCGCAGGCGGTTGCTGTGTTTCTCCATGCAAGACAATTAAAGAAATCCGCGCCCTTGTTACCGTTCTTATCGGCGGGTCTGCTTACCGCTATCGTAAAACGACAGTAGGCTGTTCCGTTTGACGTTTCGCTCGTTTCGGGGTCGCGCGTCAAATTACCCATTGCATAAACTTTTTGCATATTGATTACCTCGTTAATTTTTTAGTTTTAAGCCTTTCTTCGGCTTTCGGAGCGTAAGCGGCAAGCGCGGATAGCAATCTTTCGGCGTTAATTGCCCTTTCTCGCCATTTTTCCATATCCGCCTTACACTCGGCGTAGGAACTTTCTAAAAATCGTTCCTGCGGCGATTTTATGCGTTTTGCGGTGGGTTTGAGTTTGCAGTCAAACATATCGTCAGTCCACATAAACGTTCCGCCGTCTTCGGCTATCTGATAAACGCCGTCATCTTCTCTCACTTTCGTTATGCTTACTATCCGATTGCAGTATTTCCGCATATCGTCGATAAAGGCAAGTTTTCCTATTTTTGCTTCGCTAAATTCGGGCATATCTACTATCGATAATACCCGCACTTGATTCCCAACCTTATAACGCATTTGCTTTCACCGCCTGCATTTTCTTGCGCTTATTGCTTTCAAGGGCTATTGCCTGCCGGCAACGCTCTTTTAGTTCCGCGCACATATTACCTTTACATTTGTGGGTACATACAAGACACATTTCGATTTCGCATTGATTGCGAATCTTTCCTCTCAGATCCGTAGTGGTCAAACCCTTATGACTTTTCAGATTTTCTTCGCCCAAAGTGTTTTTAACACCTCTGCTCCAATAATTCTTTTTCTTAATCATCGGACTTCACCTCTTTCGGTTGAACGTAACGACTTGTGTCGGGTATGTCAAAATACTCGAAATAATCTTGAATATGTACCCTGCCTTGTATTTTCAGCCTGTCCGAGTTCCGCTTGACTTCTCGTATAAGTTTGTAAGCGGACGGAAGACTGATACCGAAAAGACGCATAAAATCGTTTACGTCCAAATACTCTTTGGCAAAAATCTGCTCCCTCTGAGTGTAAGTTTTTACTACGTTCTCATCCTGCTTAATTGCGTCGTCCATAACTTTTATCTCCCATAATTTTTGATTATTTATCGTTGACAAGGTAGTCAACGCTTGTGTCTAAAATCTTCGCTATTTTTTTTATCGTCTGTATTCCCGGAGTCCTTAAATCTCGCTCGTAATGACAAACGGTCGGTTGCGTAACGCCTATCTTTTTCGCCAATTCGCTCTGACTACACTTCGCCGTTTCCCGTTTTTCGCGTATTTTCTCACCTATCGACATTCGACACCTCCTTATAAAATGTTATAATAACTGTAATTTCTTCACTTTTTCAGAGAAAAATTACTAAATTCGGCTTTTCCCGTTGACAAAGTTATTCCGTTAGGTTATAATTTTAATGCTACTAAAAACTCAACCTAACGCAACTTCCATACCAACGGGGAGAGCCTTAATCAAAACTAAAACTAAACACACTCTTTGCTGTGTACGTTGCTCTAAGAGATTATCTCTGGGCAGGAAGGAGGTGGTTTTCTTGAAAACCCTTTTGACTTACCCGTGCATCCCGGTGTCAAGACAAGAAAAAAAGACATTGCAAAATCTTGGCTACGTTGTACAAACTACGGGCAAACGCTTTAAGACTTAACAACTTAAAGCAGGGTAGAACCTGAACTACCTAAATTGTACTGAACTATGTCTTTTCACTGCCCAAACAGTGGAAGAAAAGGAATAGAAATGGTTTCTTTTGACATAGAACGATGAAAAAATCAGGCAGTTGCCGACGCACTTTTGGGGGCGTGTTTGTGATTGCTCTCTCTTAAAGCGACTTATACAGCAAAGAGAAAACAACCTGTTTAGTTTCTCAATATAACGAACCTTTCTTTATTCCGTTTCGTTATATCTTGGCTATATTATATAGGATTTCCTATGTATTGTCAAGCGTTTAACTAGAATTTCTTAACTAATTTTTTCGAGGCATAAAATGCAAGTTCCTTACAGTCATTTTGAAGAATTACTTAATGAAAAAGGTTTAACTTCATACCGCGTTGCCAAAGATTTAGGTTTTTCTACGGTTTTGTTTACTCATTGGAAAAATGGTCGCTCTGCGCCAAAAATTGACAAACTTAATAAAATAGCAGAATACTTAAATGTTCCCATCAGTTACTTTATTGATGGGAGAACGAATAGTGCTTACGAAAAGAATAATGGAATTATAACTTTTTACGACAGAGTTATTGACTTATGTATAAAAAACAACATAAATAAAACAACCCTTGAAAAAACATTAGGTTTCTCTCAAAATTCCGTTAATAAATGGAAAACGTCCACACCTTCTGTTAAAAAAGTTCAGCAGTTGGCAGATTTTTTCAATGTTACACCTGCTTATTTAATGGGATTTGAATCAGATAAAAAGAATGACGGGGAAAAAGTGTTCAAAGAAAACTTCACTCGGATTTGCGCTAAAAAGGGATTGTCTCCCACAGCGGTTTGTTTGGATGTGGGGATTTCAAAATCAAATTACTCAAATTGGAATGATAATTCAATACCAAGAAAAACTACATTGATTAAGATTGCCGACAGGTTAAATGTTGATATTTCGGAATTAACAAGTGGCACTTACGAAGGAAACTATAAAATGCAAGTAAAATACGAGTATTTTGCAGATTTAATTGAAAAAAAAGGGCTAACCGCTTATAGAGTTGCAAAGGACACCAACCTTACAACCGTGTTATTTACTGATTGGAAAAAAGGTAAATCTAGCCCTAAATTTGATAAGTTAAGCAAAATAGCAGAATACTTAAATGTCCCCGTCAGTTACTTTGTCGACGGAAAAACCGATAAACCCTACGAAGAAAAGAAAGCCGAGGCAAAATCGCTTTTAGGCGACTTAACCCCGGAAGAAATCAAAAAGGTACAGGAATATATAGTATTCTTAAAAAGCCAACGAAAAAAGTAAGAGGAACGCCGAAGCGTTCCCCTTACCGAAAATGGATTATGGTACTATGAGCGATTTGAAATTATTTCTTTCATAAAAAAAATCAAGAAATCGAGTTCGGCTTCGGTAAATTCGTCGTTGTCGATTTGATTGATAATGTCTTGTACTTTGGTTGGATTGTTCATCGTTTTCCTCCGCAAGGCTTTCACCTTTTTATTTTAAGTGTACCACCTTATATGGAAAAGTCAAGACTCAATATTGATACTTTCGTAGACACATATCGGTACTTTTGAGTACCAATCGCGGTTTTAGGACAAATTTCGACAAAATCCGTCGAATAAAAAACATGAGGGAGAAAATAAACGAAATGCTAAAAGAAGACCTGAATAAATTAAAAGACAAGCGGCATATGACGTTACAAGACATTGCCGACAAATCAGGCGTTCCGCTGTCAACTGTAAAAAAGATATTTAACGGAAACACGCGCGACCCCGGATATCTTTCCTTAAAGCCGATTTTAGACGTTCTGCAAGACGATCAATCGGATACGCAAACGAAAGAAATGACCGACCTTTACGAAAGGATAATAAAACACAAAAATAAATGGATTAAGTTTTTGACGATATTATCTGTTTCATTCGTCGCAATATTTGTTGCATTACTTATTTACGATTTATGCGATTTACGTGTCGGATTTATCAGAAGCCGAGCCTAAACCTACAACACCGATTACGTCGCAGAAATATTAAAATCTACGTTTAAGGAGAAATTACAATGAGAAAAGAAAATAACGGATATCGCCCATTCAAAAACATTGTAAAAATTTTAGAGATTTTTAATTTACTCTTAATGATTGGAGCGGGGGCTTATGTAATAATTATTATAGCAGCCTTTTGTATGGGTCAAGGCGGATCATATACAATATATCTCTTAATAGGTATTCCCGTCTTTGCAGTCGCCCTACTCCTTATGAAGTGCGCGTTATACTTTTTCGACGGCTGCGATTATTACGCCGAAGAATACTTAAAATATATGCGCGGACGTAACAATAACGATTTGCTGAAAAAGTAATTACTTACTATGAACGAGAAGTACTACATAAGCAGCACGAAAGCAAACATACAAGAACGGCAGACGAAATTAAACGGAAAAGTCTACGACATTCGTTTCAGGGTAATACTCCCTACCGGCGAAGAAACCTACAAAAAGTTATCGGGTTACAAGTCGAAAGCCCTCGCAAAGCAGGCGCATATAGACTTCATAACGAAAAACTGCGAAATCGTTAAAAATTTACCGCTTAAAAAAGAAAAAGCCATCGCCGAAGGTAAAGAGGAATTAACGGTCGAAAGCCTTATTCCTATTTATCTCACTTCAATGGTAAACCAAAACAAAGACAGCACGATATACGACCGAGCCAACGTCTTAAACAATTTTATCTTGCCTTATTTTGGAAACACTAAAATTGCCGATTTAACACCACCTAAACTTTACGAATGGCAAGACAAATTATGGAGTACGCGCAGCCCTCGCACGGGCGAGTTTTATTCTTACAGTCGTCTTTGCAATATCCGCAATACAATGGCTGCGTTTTTGTCTTGGGTCGAATCTCGCTATCAATACCCTAACAATCTTAAAAAAGTAAAAAAGCCGAAGCAACGCGTACAAAAAACCGAAATGCAGTTCTGGACACGCGAAGAGTTCGCTAAATTTATCGACGTAGTGGACAACCCCGCCTACTATGCCATTTTTAACACACTCTATTTTACAGGACGGCGAAAAGGCGAAGTTCTTGCCCTACACAATACCGACGTACACCGCGACTATATCGTATTCGACAAAACTTATACTCGGAAAACAACCGACAACTCCCCTTACAAAATCACCACCACTAAAAACGAACGCCGGGCTAAAACAATTATTTGCGACCCTCTTAAAAAAGTTCTCGCAAATTACACCCCGCAGAAACCGTTTTATTTTAGCGGCGACCACCCTTTGCACGAAAACAGCCTTGCTCACGCGTTTGACCGCTATATCGAAAAAGCAGGCGTTAAACGCATAAGAATACACGACCTACGACATTCTTTCGTTTCTATGTGTATTCACCTCGGCGCAAGCGTTTACGTCGTAGCCGACCTTATAGGCGATACCGTCGAGCAGGTTCTCAAAACTTACGGTCATTTATACGAAGAAGACAAACGCAATATTATATCCCGTATACAATGATTTTTTGGGTTCATTTTTTGGGTTCAAAACAAATAACAAATGATAACAAATAGGATAAATACAGATAAAATTCCAAAATAAATACGACATAATAATAAAAAAGAGCCTAAAAACACCGTTTTTTTAGGCTCTTATCTTTTCCCCTTATCTCCACCACCCTTAAAAAGCACTATATTTTGTGGTTTTAACCCCTCGTTTTACCACTAAATATAGTGTTTTTGTTTTTTAGGTTCAATTTAGGTCTATTTTGGGCATAACAAAAGGCTCGCCGTTTAAGCAAGCCTTTTGTTAGTTATTTTATGGGGGTTACGAATAACAACTTAACAGAGTTAAAGAAGTTATCGGAATGGCAATAATTATTTATTTAACCGTAAAGACGTTTTTCCCGTAATGAGTAACGGTCGCCTCGATATTTAATCTCGGAGTAAAAGATTTATAAAGCGGTTTCCATATCTTCCTGCCTATGTACTGCTCTCTCTCACAGTCAAGACAAACTGCAACCTTACAACACTTAAATCGCTTATACCCTATATGGTATTTATTCTTATCGAAGATATGCCCGCAACACCCGGTATTTATCTTCGAGATGTACTCTTTAAGTTTTTTATCGGTCATTTCTTACCCCGCATGGCAGGGGCAGAAAGATTTGAACTTCCGAAATCACGGAATCAAAGTCCGCTGCCTTACCGCTTGGCTATGCCCCTACGATCAAAAAAATTTAGCCGCCGCGCCGATATAAATAATATGACAAACGATTGATACCGGCGCAAGCGACATTGGTTGCAGAGGAAGGACTCGAACCTTCGACTTTCAGGCTATGACCCTGACGGGCTACCGCTGCCCTACTCTGCTATGTAAAAAGAAAGGTATTATACGCGCGTTCTGCCTTTCTTTTTGTCAAGCACAATTACTCGCCTAAACGCCGACCACAAAATCGCTACGGCAACTAACTACGCCTTTTAGATGGGTTTTAGTCTCATACACCCAAAACTTAATTTAGCAAGCGGCAGGTCTCGCACCTACTATCGTTTTAGTGCCGTCGCACTTACGCCCTCTCTGTCAAAGTAACGCTCGCATTTTTGTAAAGACAGCCGGGAAGGCAACTATGGCAGTTTCCCTTGAAAATGTACGAAATAGCGAAATGAAAATGTACAAAACAGCGAAACCGCAGAGCCTCATAAACCATCTCCCGCAGGCACAAGTCTATTCAGCCCTTGTCTTTACACCTCGCATTTTACTACACCTATCCATTAAAAGCAATAACTTACCGTGTCAAAATATCGTCATATTATATAAGGTACTTAACACTCTTTACTCAAACCCTTTATCCTATCCCCTACCTACTACCTCTCACTAACCTTAAACCCGCCTAAACAACACCTACTCTTACTCTATCAGCCTTTTAAGAATTTCAACGTTTTTAATACTTTCAATCCCTTTATACTCACTCTCTCTTTTATTTTACATTTTTACTAAAACTTTTTACATTCTTGACCGCGTAAATGGTTTTTTGAACAAGGTATCGAAAAATGCCGCTATACGAAGTGTGCGGCTTCTTTCCGGGCTTTGAAGTCGGCAACCTACCCCCGCCCGGCAAGGGCGCGGACGGCTTGCAACGGCTAAAAGCGTTATAATAATTTATAGTTATTATAACATATTTGAGCAAAACGCAACACGCAAGCAAACGCAAGCCGAAAAGCCTTTACACGTTCGGCAACGGCTAACGCAACGCAAAAGCGGCGCGGGCTTGGGCTTCCGTAAGTCGCAACGGCGAACACGCCGAAACGATGAAGTGCTTCTTAGCATAAAAAAAACGTAAGTAAATAAAGCATATAAAAAGCGAAAAATATATTAAAATGCTTTTTAGCATTAAAATATAATAGCACGAAAAACGCTATTAAAATAGAAAAGGCTTTTTCAATGCATTAAAAATATATAGAGTATGAAAAAGGCTTTTACGATATATAAAAGCATTTAAGCATAATATAAAGGCTTTTAAGGTTGTAAAG